TATTATAATCTCTTTCGAATTCACTTACTTCTTTAGCCATACTTTTATATTGCTCTGAAACTGATGTAAACCCTTTTTTCAAAACAGTTAATCTCTTCTCAGAAGGATAATGAGTATAAACTGTCATACCATCTTTGTTAAGTCTTTCTCTTTCTGATTTAATAGCTTGTAATTTAATTTTTGCATTATTAAATAAATCTTGTGTTAAAGAAAAAAGAGTCTTTTTAATTGTAGTCTGTCCAGAAGAAAGTATATCTGTCTCTTTATCATATGCATTAATTAGCTGGAATTTTACAAAATGCTCACGTGTGCCTACAATATTTTCTATATATTTATTCGCCTCTATTGAAGTAGCAAACTTAACCTCTTTATCATTCTTTATAAGTTCTACATGAGTAGGGTAATTTCTTTTTATAGTGTAAGAATCTTTTCCATTAACAAAATCAATTACTACTGAACAAGATTTCGACTGCTCTCTTGTAGGTAAAGAAGAAAGATTAGTATAAGAATATCCCCAAAATCCAAAAAGAATAGAATCAAGAATAAGTGTAGTTTTACCTGAACCATTAGAACCCTGTATAAAATTCAGCTTAGAAAACTCCTGAGTCTTGGAATCAAAATTTTTAAAGTGTTTAAGAATTATCTTATTTATTCTCATAATATTTCTCCAGAATAGTTCTATAAACTAATCTATTTGGTATAAAATTCTTAAAATAAATTGTATCGTCATTATTAATAATTTTACTTAATGCTCCTGCAATTCCAGCACTTCTGCTTATACCAGCTTCGCATTGACAAATAATTAACTCAACTTTATTCTTATATGCATAAACCATATCCAATATATCTTCTGCCATAGATGTATCAAATAATATATAAAAAGCATCACTTGGTAAATGTATACCATCTAAATCAGAAAATTCTAAATCTAAAACCTCCAGACGAGATTGTAATCTTGGGAATTTTGCTATTTCTGAATTAGGGTCTCTAACAGAAATAACAATATGTTTCTCATCTGTTATAAAATCCTTTATTTCTCTCCTACTTAATACTTTGAATTTCATTAGTGATACTCCGTTCTATTCTTACGAGCTAAATATTCGGGATTAATACTTTTCAGTATCTTTCTACCTACAGTATGAGTATATTCTTCTTTTTCAGACTTAACTACACAACCCTCTGCGATATTGTCTTCTTTACATAGTCTAAAAGCCAGAATGGAACTTCTTTGTGTATATTTAATTAAATCTTCTTCTCTATATTCTCCTATATATAATAAAGGAACCATCGGCAAATTTCTTTCACCACAAAATTTAGCATAGTCTATAGAATCTAAATATTTATCTTTGTATTTAACATCAAAGAAAGCTACATCTATATCATTCATTCCATATTCTAATTCTTGAATCCCTGCACCATAAATCTCTCCATATAAAATATAATTAGGAGGTATAATTTCTTTTAATTTATATTTTTTAGCGATACGACCATAAACATCTTCTCCATAAAAACCCATCTTTCTATTCATAGGAGTTTTTTGAACTCGATGACTTCCATATACAAATTCATATTTTCCAAATAAAAATGCTAAAAGTTTACCCCATAGATTATCTCTATATCTTGGTAGGTTGCCAGCCCTAAAATTTGTTCCGTGTATTTTTTCAGTAATTACAACAGATTCTCCATCCTTAAAAACAGTATTATAATTCTTTATATTTTCTATATCTGTATATTTATCAAATAAAGGATTTCTTTTTTTCTTAGTGGGTTGTTTTCCACTATTTAAACTGGTTCGTTTTACAGGAGGTTCATATTTTGTTATACCTAATTCTTTGGAAACTTCCTTACCTTCTTTCCACTTCTTACCTTCAGGAATATTTAAAATTAAACCTTGAGAAATACATTTTCTTAATTTAACTGTTCCAACTCTACCACATTTCTTTAAAAATTCTAACTTATATTCTTCTATAAGATTTTCAGGTATAACAGAATCTGGGGGGGTAAAAACTACGAGGCTACCCAATTTATATTGATTTCTACCAACAATGCAACTCCATGAATTTCCATCCATTTCAATTATAGAAAGTCTATCAGCATTTGGGTGATTATAAATTTTATTTATTCTAACGACTTTAACAATTAACTTAGACATTTTCCCTCCATTATATAAGTATAATAAGCATACCAATAATCTCTGTTCCAATTGGTTTTCATATGACAGAAATGACAAAGACTTATTAAATTTTCTTCTTTTATATTTTTTTTAATATAATCTATGTGATGAACATCTAAAACCTTACTATTTTTTTGTTGTGTGTAATTACATTTTGGATTTTGACAGGTGAAATCATCTCGCTTTCGGATTAAATATTTAAGCTCTTTGGTCCATTCTAAAGAATAAGGTTCGAAAGATAATCCGCCTCGCCAATTTGGATTGGATTCTTTTGTTAATTCTTTTCTATGAGCCCTGCAAAAGGAACAAGGGCATTTTGGTTTATGATTTACATCTACTAAACTTCTTCCTTTTAAAGTATTACTAATCTTCTGTCGAGTTTCTATAGATATAATTCTATTTTTAAAAGCTTTTTTCATATTCTCCTTATGCTCTTCTGTAAATACTTTCCCCCTACCTGCTTTACTCATTTTTAATTTGGTAGTTTTAGAAGGATGTTTACCAAATAAATAGTGTAATTCTCCTTTATATGCACACTTTTGACATCTGATTGCTCTATTAATTATTAACGCACCACAATTAATACATTTTTTATTTTTTGAATAGTCTTTATCCCACATTTTATTCAGTCTCCTTTAAAAAATACTCTTACAAATTATATATAAACAAATTAATACAAATGTGCCAAGTATTATAATAAAATTTAAGTTCTTCTCCCATTGTCTCATAACATTTTAAACCCTCATTTTAATTTGTTATATTCTTCTTTGGCATAATCTCTTAAATTCTTACCTTCAATTTTAGGTAATTCTTTAAATTCGCCTGGGTGTGGATATTCTACACAATCCAATAGAAAATCTATTAATTCCCAAGTCTTATCCATTTAAAGCCTCCTTTACCATATCTCTAACATCTGCATCTTTAATTTTGGCAATCCCTTCTTCTATTATTTCTTCAAGTTTCTTATTAGAAGTAGCTGCTTTTTCTACTGATTCAACTTCTTTTTCGAAATCGAGTTTTATTTTAAACTGAGTAAATTTATTTTTCCATTTATACAGTTCGCTTATATTTTTCTTAAATTTATCAAAACTGCTTATCACCAACCTAACCTTACTATCAGAATCTACATCTTTTAATTCTTCAATAGAATGAACGTCTATCATTTTAATAGGAGATTTTAAAGGAATAAGTTCCAATTTACCATCTTCTAAAATAGCAACATATTTATTTTTATCAGTTACTTCGTTAAAATTTTGATAACGTATATTGCCTAAGTGGTAAACTTTCTCATTAAATTTCTGAAAATTATGTTGATGAGCAAGGATAGCGTAATCATAATCAGCCAAATCTTTGAGACCACATTTTCCGCTACCATATTCCAACTTTGACTCATATAACATGTGGTGTCCATAATAAATATTATTCTCTATAAAATGGTCTTTCGTTATTATTTTAATTTTTCCGCTTAATTCTTTTAAATATTCTATAATAGCTACGTTATTTAAAAATTCATGAGAACCATTTCCTGCTAATAATATAACTTCTTTGTATAAAGTTGTTAATCTCTTTATTAAATTAGTTCCAAATTTTATTTCATTTGGAGTAGGTCGATTTTTGTCATAAAAATCTCCAAGTTGTATAACTCTATCAGCATTAGTTTTATAAATATCATTCTTAAAAATAGAATCTATTTCTTTAATAGCATTATCTTCTATATGTATATCAGCAATTAAAAGAGTCCTCATAGTTTTATAATCCTATTTTTAATCTTTCATTAGCTTCATATATATCTACTGTTTCTTTATAAGTATAATTAGCACATAAATATTCGCACCCTTCACAAAATATTTCATCATTTTCACCAATTTCTACTCCCCATTCAGGGCAAAATTTCCTCATGTTTCTCATTTTATTTTTCCTCCTCTATTATAAGGTCACGTATAGTCCCATCAGGATAAGTTGTAAATTCTATACTTGCTTTTGTAGAATCCATAAATTCCAAAATAATTTCGTTCGACATTCCTGTTGTAATAGTTTTTAAACTTTTACCTCTTAGTTTATGCATTGTCATTTTGCTACGTTTTTCTTGTTCTTCAAAATATCTATTCATCTTATTTATCCTCCTCACATACAATAAATTTGCTATCAGCTTTAATTTTATAAATATCATTATCAAAAATAGACATTATCTCTTTTATACTATCATCAGTTATATGTATATCTCCTAATAAAAGCGTTCTCACCTTATATATCCTTTAGTTTGGCTTATAATAGTTACATTATGACCACATATACATTTTTCATAAGACATATTTAAACCTGCTAAAATAACAGCAGGAACATCATTAACATTATAATCTATTAATCCACACAATCCTGCTTTACTTTGAAACTCAACACTCTCTCCGCATTCAGGACAATTTACATATAATCTATCATATAAACCCATTTTACTTCTCCTTTATTATATAACTATAGTATGCATACCAGTAATCTCTATTAATATTTGCATAAAGATTACATTTTTGGCATAACGTAATTAGATTAGTTTCTTTACAATTTTCTTTATTATAATCTATATGATGAATATCTAAAACTCTCTTATATGTTTTTAAATGTGTTTTTTCTATAATACCACAATTTTGGCAAGTAAAAGTATCCCTTTCTCTAATACGATATTTTAATTTATTAGTAAATTCAGAAGTATAAGGAAGATAACTTCGTCCATCTATCCAAGCAGGGTTGTTCTTCCCAATAGAAAGCTCAGGATGTATTCTATGAGGATTTTTGTCCCCTGATATAGCTTCAGTTTGAGAACGAGCTTTAATATTATATTCTTGTAACTTTTTAGTTATAAATGCTTGAGTGCATCCTATCTCATCAGCAATATTTTCTTGAGATTTTTTGTTATTTAGATATTCTTTTATCAAAAAAGTGTTTGTTAGAATATCTGATACTTTAAATTTTTTTATATTATATTGTCTCATTCTTCTATATATAGTATTTATACTACATCCTATTTTATTAGACATTTCTAAAAGAGTATATTTTGGTAAACTTTCTTTTATAAATTTTTTAGTTATATAATAATTCATTTTCATATCTTTATTACTCTCTTTCTTCAATTAAAATAAATTTGCTATCAGCATCAATTAATTTAGCTTTTCCTTTTACAAGTTTGAGATTGGAAAGACTTACTCCAATACCCAATACCTTTTTCCATCGAGCGAAATTTCGCATTTTTGGATACATGCAGGAGTAATAAGACTTCTTTCCGTCTGCACTTGAGAAAAAGACATAGAAAAAAAACCCTCCATACCGACTTCGTTTCTTCTGAATTTTCGTTATCGTAGCTATCATAATAATTTTTCTCCAATTTTAACTCTATCACAAGGTTTATCGCATTTATCACATACGTAATATTGGGTAGTTCTTCCTTCAACTCTCATAGGCATGTGGCAACAATCTGAGCCATAAAGATTTAATTTTATTTTTTTCTTAGACATGAGCAGTTGTCTCCATTATTTTGCCACAATATATCATACATTTTTCGTCTCCTAATTTATGAATAGAAGTATAATAAACTGTATAATCATAGGAGTAAGCGATAGGTTTCGGTTGTCCTATTTCTATAATAAATTCTCTATAAACAAAAGGAAACGTTATTTGTTTTTCTTTCATTATTTTATCCCCTTAAATCAATTTTATAACCCCAGGTTTCCACTCTTTTAGTATCACAACCAAAGAAATGTTGTTTAGGGATACTGTAATTTTTAAATTTAACAAAGCCATAATTATCTTTCGGAATCCAGCAACCATTCTGCTTAACTATAACGCTATCGGAAATTTCTCTTTCTTTAATTGAATGAAAATGTCCAAAATGTAAAACATCAAACCCACCTACATTAAGTTTTAAATCTTTTATCTGCTTTTCTATTGCGGTATCAGTTGACCCTCTCATGTTATCTCCGTGTTCAATAAGATGTTTCCATCCACAAATATCATGAATATATCTTCTTGTCTCAGGAACAATAACAGTAACTCTTTTACTATCTTGAAACTGTTTTTCCAAAGTTTTGTAAATAAAATATTCGAAATTATTCTCTACAGGTTCGTTATAATGAGTAGGGTTACTTCTGCCATGATTTCCTACTACAGCAACTATCTTAATATGTTCATATACTCTAAGCAAGTTATTAGTAAATTTTGTAAGATAAGAAATTGCATCCCATACTTGTAGTCCTACACATTTCTCTATCTCGAAAGTTTGTTCTGGGAATATTCTATCATTAGTTACAATATCACCTAAAATATTAATTACCAAATTAGGTAGTTTGTAAGCGTTTGCAAGTATCTGATGTATCTCGAAAATTGAATTCTGTAATACCGAAAGCTCTCGTTCGAATATCTGCATATTATAAGTAATTTCTTTTTTACCAGTTCCGCTATCAAATACTTCATTAATCATTCCAAGGTGAATATCTGAAATATCTAATATAGAAGTTTCTTCTCTTTTTGCTCTGGATTTTAATGCCTTTGGCTCTTCTAATGGAATTACTTTATAATGATTATATACTTCTTCGCCAATAGCCTTTGCTAAAGTTACAATATCCTGTCTCTTTATCTTTTTCCTACCCTTCTGTATAACATCATCTGTAGTATCTTCTATTACAGTTTTTGAAGAAGGTAATCCTTTTCTCAAATTATATCTACTAATAGCATGTTTGATTGAATCAGGTGAAAATTTGGTAGTAATAGATATTTCAGGAATAGACATCCCACTTCTTAAATAAGCTTTTATTAAATTTAATTTATCACTGTTCCATTTTATCATTTTATTGCTCCTTTTTTGCTTCCATAATTTTTATGAGTTTTTCTTTAGAATAATAGTCAATTCCCATACTTACATCTTGTATCCCCATGTCAATCATTTCGCTATAACTTTCATAACAAACCTCCATATCTTGAGGAAAGGTTTTTAATTTTTCTATTAATTCTTTAACTGTCATTTTATCTCCTTTATTATATCTATCTTTAATAACCATCTTTCATTAGGTTGTTCTATTATTACACCGAAAAGAGGTAATTTATTTTGGTCAAATGCTTCGTTTCTTATTTTTTCAAGTAAGTCTGTTGACAATCTAAAAGATTTTTTCTCAGTATATTTAATTTCAAGACAATGAGTATCAGAAATAGCATCTCCCTTCTGATAAAATGCTCCACTATTAATAGTTTTAATAAATTTTTCTTCAGCTTTTCTTCCTTTATTCTTCATAAATTTTATATCCTCTTTTATCTTAACTTTATTATAGCACAAAAAGAGTATCTGACGCAAGTAAATAATCGATTTTCTTAAAATAATTTATGAGTGCGAAAAAAGAGCTATCGACCAGGAATCCCCAGCCGACAACCCTTTTAAATTACATTTACTTCTTTTCTGAGGAGTCAACTTCAGGCTTAACTTCAGGCTTCGTTCTTAAACTTATACCTGGAGTTCCCTTAATAATAATTACCTGATTACTCCTGATGTCCAACAGAATCTTAATAACTAAAGTTATAGCCTTAACTACATTGCCGAGTGTAGCTGTATCTTTAGCAATAGATTCATCAAGAATCTTTAGTTCGTCCTTTACATGCTCTGCTCTTATCATAATCTTCCTCCTTTCTTTCTTCCTATTTCCAAATCTTTAGGAAGTTTGTATTTCCTTCTTTTAACCTTCAATTTAATATAATTATTCTTTATCGCTAATGCCATTAAAACTATTCCTACTATTACGCCTAATATAAATGCAGCTATCATCGTTTTATCCTTTCTTTTTAAATAATTTTATTATTTTTTTCCAAAATTTCCCTCCACCCAATTCTATAACATCTGGATTTGCTCTTACTGATGGTTGTATTTTTACTTTGTTTGTTGGAGGTCTTTTATTCCAATCTTCAATTAATTGTTTTTTCTCAACATAACAAGGAGCATAGTTGTGTAATTCTCTTAATCTTACATCTTCTGGAATCCATAAAAAACATGTTACATTATCGCATCCAATAGTATATTTGGTTTTATCACATTTCCTAATCCACAACCTTGCTTTTCCCCCGCAAAAAGGACAAGTTTTAATTTTCATTGGTTTAATCCTTTCATTTCTCGTCCGCAAAAAGGACATTTGTAATTGAAATAGAAGCTCGTTCCATTTGATGATTCTGTAGATGGTTCGTTAAATTCACCTCCGCAATCAGGACATTTATAATTATATTTTAAAATTTCTATTTCATCAAGAAGCTCTGAACACATATGAGCTACCTCTGGTTCTATCCATAACCCACACTTTTTACAATAAGACCCTTCTGAAAAATGAGTAGAACAAGAGTGATAAGTTCCAGCAGGTATATAATCCCCACATTCTGGACAATAACTATTAAAAGCATTATACATCTTCAATCTCCTCCTTTAATTTTCGTTTAATAGCACTTCTATTATATTTTCTTTTGTTAGGTTTTACTGATGTTTTTTTGTGAAAGATGCTTCTAACTTTATAAATTAAACCTCTGCATACTTGACAAATCTCACAATTGCCAATTATACGAGGTTTAGGATTTTTACATTTACAAGGTTTCATAATATAGCTCCTAAATCCCAATTCATAGCAGCAAAGATAACTTCTAATTTCATCAATATATTTCTCTCAATCATACGTTTCCAGTCAACGTTTTTAATATGCTCTTTATTTTTAGGGTCAAATGCCATTACATCTTTTGCCTTACCTTTGACTTCTACAATCTGTTTTGTAACTCTTCCTTCTTTTTCTAAGTGGTTAATCAACTCTTCTTTTTTATCTTGAGCCATATGCTTAACTAATGTTTCTTTTCCGTAATATAGTTTCCAATCGTCTTTTAATTTGCTTGGGGTTAATTTTTTACCATCAAGTAATTCTATAACTTGTTTTTTTGTTTCATATCCTGTTGGCTCTACATAAATATAATAAAAATTTTCTCCTATTTTTTTCTTAAAATTCTCAGTATTATTCATAGCTCTAACAAATATAGGAACATTCTTATAACTTTCAATTGGTCGTGCCAATTTCACAGGAAAAGATATATTTTCTAAAGGCACATTCTTTATTTCTTCTATTTGATTTTTTATCCAAGAAAATGTATCGTCTTTATCAATTTCGTTCATTATCTGTTTAATTAACTCCTTCTGAAACTCTTTCATAAACACAGTGCTATCTTTCCTCTTAGCCTCTATACCTTTCATTTCTTCTTTAATATCTCCATTAGGCTTTTCTAATTCTCCTACATAACGACATAGAGTAAGAAGTAATAGTTTTTTAAATTTACCTTGATATTCAAATTCAATGCTTACTTTATCTTTACCAAAAGTTTCTTTACCCCATTGCTGAACTAAGTCATTCATAGTATCTGTTAAGTCTATTGACCCTTTAATAAATACACCATCAGTATCTACATATATAACTTCATGCCCAAGTTCTTCTATTTTATCTTTCACATAATGTAAAAGAGAACGCACTATAAACGTTGTAGCAGAAGCCACTTTATTATCATACATTCTAAAATAACGATTACCAAATACTCCATAACTACTATTAACTATTGATTTGATAGCATTATACATCTGTTCAACATTTTTATAATCTGGATTACTCTCTTGTATTGTCGACAACTTTTTCTTAATATCATTTTTTAAAGTCATCAACTTACTAACAACCGTTGGCAATATAGCATCTTCTTTTTGATGGAAATAAGTATTATTAATTTCTATACAGTCTTTTTCTTTTTGAAGTTTTATATTTACAGGGTCAAGACAAAAATCTTTTATAGCAAACGGATAAGCCGAATTGCCAGAAATAAAACATTTTCCTTTTCTTTTAACTACTACAAATCCATTCGCAACTGACGGACACCAAACAATACCAGAATAGTTAATTTTCTTTTTACCTTTTTTAGAAGTTTGAACTGAAGTATAATTTATAGATTTACAATATACTTCTTTTTTTCCATTGTCATAACCACATCTTCCTATTAAGCAGCACAAATATGTAAATCGTTCCCGTGCTAACTTGTCAATAGCATAATAGCAATCGTGCTTACTATCCCCATCTCCTTTCATTAATTCAAGAAAAAGCATTTTTAATTGTCTTAACGAGAATTTTTTCAACATCCATAAAGGAATTGCTTTATAATTATCTTCTAAATCAATATTTTTTGATAATTCTGTGCTTAAAGACCATTCTATTTCTGTTTTTGTTCTTTTTAATCTGCTATATCTATGAACCCTCCATTGCAATTTATTAAAAATATCGTCTATTTCTTTACAATATTGCTTATGTTTAGATTCGCTTTGATAAATACAATATTTATTATTTTTCTGTCTACTATATCCTTTTCGATTAGTTCCTTCTGTAATAATCCAAGCATGGAGTTTTAATAATTCATCTGAAATAGGATAGTCTTGTTTAAATCCAATTTCAGCACTTAAAGGAAAAATGCTATGATGAATAGGAACGTCTTTGGCAAATTGTATATGCCAACTATTGGGGTCATTTTCGTGGGTTCTATATTTTTTAGTTGTTTGTTTAAATAAAACTTTGTGTGTTGTTGTTAATAATTGATTAGTGTGTTGTCCATTAATATTTATCATTTCTATATCTTTAACTGTTTGAATATTTAAATGTAACATTGGTTGAAATTCTATCAGGTTTTTGTCAATATTAAAAGTGGCTAATTTGTTATTTCCATATAATTTATCATATGTCATCCAACCTTCTTCTGTTAAAATCTCAGTATCTTCTGAATAGCATCCTAAATCATAAACTCCTATATCTTTAAATAATCCTGTCTGTATAGCTTCTCTATAAGCTCCTAAATAATCTTCTTTCTCTGCCAAAGTTCCTCTTTCCTCCGACGGTTTCATAGGAAGAACAACATCTCTGTTTTTAGCTTCTTGAAGAATTAGCATATCTATAATACGAGAAGTCCAAATCATATCCTCCCATTCAACTTTACTAAGTCTTCTTATTTCATCAAAATAAGGTATAATCTGTTTTTGTTCTTCTAATCTTACAAGCTGTTCTACATCAAGTTTGTTTTTTGCTTTTATTTTCCCTGATAATTCTCCAAACTCGAATTCTCCTTTTGATATATCTCCTAAATATTTTTGAGCTATATCATCTAACTTATAAGATACTTCTCTGTTCAAAGTTATAGACTTAAACCATGTATAATAGTCAACAATAGAAATACCTGCTGGATAAGCAACCTCTCCGCCATAGCGAGTTTCATGTATAGGGCTAATTCGTTCTGCAAAATCTGGAAAGCGATTGCATAAATATTTCATATCGAATTCTGTCATATTCCACGCAGTTAATAAATCAAATTTTGACTGATAAATATAATTAATAAAATCGTCCATCATTTTATATTCCGTATCATAATCTTTTAAAGAATATTGTTTATATTCTTTACTAAAATTATTATAAATTGTTATATAGGAAATAGGGTCTTTGGCTTCTGTTGCATCAGGCATTTCGGAGGATAGAGTTTCAATATCAAGCATAGCCCACTTTATAGGACATTTTTCAAGAGTAGTAACCTTATCTCTCATATATCTTTGGCAATGGAATATATCAGCATCCCAGGCTTTATCTGTTCGCATTTTTCGTATATCTTTAGGGTCAGATACTATCATCTTTTTAACAGGTATTCCTGTAACACTACGAGTTTTTCCCAATTCTTCAGCAGAAGACTCATAAAAATACGGATAAAAATCTGTAACTTTTTGTATAAATTGTCGCCCTTCTAAATCACGTGTAAATAAATATATGATTCTGCCTTTATTATATATGTTAATTAATCGCATTTACAATCCTCCCAATTTTTAACATTTGTTTATAATCAAAAAAATCAGATTTGATTAAATTACATCTTGGGCAAGCTAAAACTATATTTCGTAAAGAATAACCTATATTATTATTCTTTCTATCTACTTGAAGTCTATAATATAACTTTCTAAGAGAGTCTTTACCCTTCTGCCAATTTGCTTCTGTAATATTACAATATATACATATTTTCTTTTGAGAATTATACCAATTTATAAAAGACCCCCTGCTAATATTCAATTTGGATAAAATTTTTATTTTACATCTACTTTTGATGCTATACCATAAAATCAAATCAGGACGTTCTAAATAAAATTTTCTTCTCACTTTTTTCATTATTTCAGGGTGAGCTTTAGCATATTTTAAATTTCTTGCGAGGATTTGAGTTTTATATTTTTTATAATAATCCTTTTGATATTTAGAAATTCTTTGTTTGTTTTTTTGACTATAGGTTTTAAAATATACTTTAGATTCTTCTTTATGAGAAGATTTATATTTTTTGGAACTTGCTAATAATCGTTTTTTATGAATTTGATAATATCTTTTATCATATTCTTTTTTATTCATTTTTATTTCCTTTATTTATCAAAACGAATAGCTTTTCCGATTGGAAATCTCGGCACGTTGTCTTTAGATAACCCTTGGAATTGCACAGTAAGCTCTTTACCCATAAATTCTTTTGGATTTTTAAAATAATGTATTAGCAAATCAGTTACGTCTTTGCCTTTTAATTTTGCTTTAAACGTTTCTCCATTCGAAAGCACGCATACAAAAGCTCCAACAGCTCCTGATAATTTTCCTCTGCCTTCTTCATACCCTACAATTTTAAATTCTGCTTCGTCAAACTCTTTGTATTTTAATAAATTGTAACTTCTTTTTTGTTCGTAAGGAGAACCAACATTTCGAACAATAACACCTTCATATCCTTGTCCAATGTAATAGGAAAATAGTTTTTTCATTTCGTCTTCATTATAAATTGTTTCTGTTTTTACTCTTACTAAAGAAGAGGGTAATTTTCTACTATTAAATTCATCCATTCTATATTTATAAGGTATATTTTCTAATAACAAATTCTCACCTGTCTTAATACGAGGGAAATCATAAATATAATATTGTATTTTTTCAGCAATCGTTTTGTCCATATTCTTTTCTCTTCTGATACTTCCTCCTAATTTATTAAAATCTGCATTGTGGATATATAATTCCCCATCGAAAATCTCTCCATTTTTCATAATAATATTTAAATCTTTTTCTATATGTTGCATAGACTGTATTCTTTTACCAGACCTGAACCACAAAGTAACTTTATTATTATCTTTTCGACTAATGCATCGCAAACCGTCAAACTTCGCTTGACAATAACAAGCCCATTTAATTTTATGACCATGTTTTTTATAAGAGTGAGCAAGCATTGGGAGATAGCCCCCAAAACTGCTTGTTTTTTCCTTAGAAGATAAATCATCAATTGATTCTCTATAATCTTTCTCTTTCTTTCTTGTCCATATAGCAAAAGCTTCTAATTCTGCTTGTTCTGCTGGTAAGGTTTCGTTACTTCTTCCTATATTCTTTCCTTCTGTTATTTCTTCTGTTATATGTTGTTTCTTACCTTTTTGCAAACCGTATACCTTATGTATAACGTTTCCTTTTACAAAAATTTCCCACTCTTGGATTTCGCCTTTTGATGTTCTTTTAAATAATTTTTTCATTATTTAACTCCACTTCTTTTATATTTACCATTACCTTTTCTTGCATCTTTACGATGTAATCTCTTTTTTTCTTTCTCTACGTAGTGTTCTCATTTTTTTAAGATGTCTCATAAACAAATACCTTTAATCCTTTCACTTTCCCCTGTGCTATCATCATTTTAGTTCCTTTAGATTTACCATCCCAAATTGCTATCAAACTATTTGCATAATCCGCCATCTCAACATTTCTTATATAACCTGCTGATTTTCCAAATTTATTCCAATTAGCTGGAAATATTTTTAGTTTTATGTTATTTTCTATTGCCCACTTCTCTCCTAATTTATCAACTCCTCTTGCATTTCCTGATATAACTTCTTCTATATTGAAATTAGAGTTCTTTATTGCATTAACTATAATATTATAATCACTAACTCCCCTACTCCCTGCTATAATAGTTCTCATAACTCAAGCATTCCTTTCTCTTTCAGCTCTTTCAAAGTATAAGCTTTATTGTCAACTACTCTGCCACCTTGTTTAATCCGCACAATATCATCAGCATTAATAACTCCTTCTTCTACAAAAGCCAATTCCACCATTATAGAATCTTCTATAGCAAAAAATCTGTGTTCTAATGTAGGACGAACTTCGAAACTTTCATTGGCTTTTAAAATAACATTACCATATGCTGACTGTATCTGTATTTTACCAGAAATCACTACAAATCTATTAATTTTTTTATTATGATAATGCCGAGAACAAAAAGAATCTTTTTTAACATGAACCAAATCTATTTCTGAAGTCTCTGTTAAAAGTAATCGTCTTCGTGTCCCCCACACCTTGAATACATTATTAGTATCCATAATTTATTCCTTTGGATGGTTATAATCTTTATTTATATCTTTAAGTATACTCTGTAAGGTAATTATTCTTTTATCAGCAGATTCTTTATAAGCCTGAACAATGTTCCTGATACGTCTATATTCTGCAACGTGTAGCGATGATTCTCTATCAGCTTGTCCAGATACGAATTTTTTACCTTCTGCTTCTGCTGTCATCTTCATCTGATTATAATATCTTACTTCTCTATTCCTATATTCAGTCTCGGCTACGCCTAAAACTATTCTTAAATTTCCATAAGCAATAGAAAGTTGGTTTAACGCCTTTTTGATTTCTTCAGCGTTATCATTTAAATCTGATAAAGAAGTATCTATCCAAGTATCCACCATCTCCATATCTTTTACTAAATCTTCTAACACCAAATCTACAGTATTTTCGTCTTGAAACAACTTTTCAATCTCTCTTATTCTCATTTGTTTTCTCCTTTTATTTTTCTGATTAATTCTTGTTGTGTTTTTATTATTGCTTCTATATTTTTTATATCTTTTACTTTAATATCAGCAGTAGCTACACTGTTACCAGTTTCTTTATCATAGGCTATTACAGTATGTTTCCCTTTTTTTGGAACAGGAGTAACTACTATAAAATATCTCTTTCCATTTATCAATATCCCTCCTATAATAACTTCAATTTCATCTCTTATTCCCATTTTTCTTCCCTTTCATTTTTTAAATTCCAAAACTCTTATTTTTAAACCCATCAAATAAATCCTTAAAGCAATCAGGTAAATCAGCACTATGAACACAATCTATACAATATCCATTCTTTAACGGAATCTCGTTTTTAAAACACTTCTTACATCTACCAAATTCATATTTATCTTTAGGTTTATCCATTACTTTCTCCTTAATTTCTTTATCATCTTTTCAAACTCTTCATCCACATGCTGTTGTTGGAATTTCTTCACCAAATATTGATGCATCTTCTGGTTAATTTTATTCATTTTCCAATAATAATATTCTACATCATTATCTTTCGGATAGGCATCTTTTACTATCTTTAACGCTTCGCCAAATAATTGATAAGCTCTATTTAATATTTCTATTTTATTTTTCTTCGCCACGATATTCCTCCTTCAATTCAACCAAAGCCCACAAATCGTTATACTCTTCTTCTGTTACTTCTTCGTCTCCCCAATAAAATTTTAAGTTATCTTTTTTCATTTGCTTACCTTAAAAACCTCTTTCTCTAACTTATTCCATTCTTTATCTGTCATTTCTTTCATAAAAGCATCTTTGCCTACCACTTTTTTCTCATTCCAAGTATAGGTTTTTCCACTCAAATTTATAATATTAAACTTTAAAGCAGCGAAGAATAAACTTTTAGTATTATCTACGTCTCCATTCGTGTAAAAATCCAATACAGCTCTTCTAAAGGCAATACCTTTTTTGTTTTTCTTTCCAAATAGATTTATCTCCATACCTATCCGTTCTTTTTTATCTCCGCTACCTATATCAATAGGTTTACCAGCTCTAAATTGAACCCTACTGTCATAAAGATGTCTTAATGCTCTACCACCTGGAGTGTGTTCAGGATTTCCATACATTACACCTACTTTTTCTCTCATTTGATTTATAAAAATAATAGAAGTTTTATGTTTTTGTCTTATTTTATTTATTTTTCTACACATTGGTGAAAATACTTTAGATTGACTTGCCATATTTTTATCACTTAAAGTTTTATTTATTTCTTCTTCAGGAATCAAAGCAGCCACACTGTCTACAATTATTAAATCAACGTTTGGAATAGAATCTAACAAGGCTCCCCCTGCTTCTTCTAAGCTTTTTGGATGGACAATTAGAAGATTATCGTTATCTACTCCACATATATTAGCCCACATTGGGTCATATCCTCCTTCAGCATTTATAAACACACAAATTTTATCTAAAGATTGATACTTCTTTATTACATGTAAACAAAAAGTAGTTTTGCCTGAACTTTCTCCACCATAAAATTCCATTATATGCCCACCATTATACTGAGAAATTCCTCCGTCAAGCACATAGTCAAGAGCATAAACACCAGTTCTTATCTTAGGCTCAACAACAATATCAGAAGCTTTATTAACAGTATATTTGGCTTCCATTTTTTTAAGAAGCTTATCTAATTTTTCATTTTTTGGTTTTTTAGTCATAATAATTTACTCCTTAGTTAATCCAGCTAATGCAAGAACAACTGCATCTGCTTTATCGTTTTCTGTTGATTTTAAGTTAATATCTAACGCAGCATTAATATATTCTATAATTTCTTTTTTAAGTTTGGGTCCTTTTATTGTTTTACCAGATTTTTTAAATTTTATTTTTCTTCTTGCGGTAGTAGGTAATTCAAAATGACATTCTTCAGAACAGCCTCTAAAACGTTCATAGACAAGTATACCAAATCGAGCTAAAGATTTAAGTGTTTTAACATTTTGTCCGAAAAAACAGTCCTCAATAACAACTTTATTTAAATTTATATAAGATATAATTTCTCTTTTAATTTGGTCTAATTGTTCTAAAAAAGAATCCGCACTTGATAAAAAAGATTTATTATTTTTAGGAACTTTAATAACGTCTAATTTCTCTACTATTAAATAAGAATCTGTTGTTCTAATTAACGCCAACCCAGTGCTATGCATAGAAACATCTACACCCAATACAGTTTTATTAGGAATCAATTCTGCTTCCAAAAAAGTCTCTACAGTAGATTTTTTTATTTTTTTAATTGGTTTCATTATTTGTTCTCCCTTATATAAGTAAAATAAGCATACCAATAATCTCTATCAAAATTGGTTAATCCATGACATTTGGAACACAAGGCAATTAAATTAGTTAATTTGTTGTTATTTTTATTATAATCTATATGATGAACACATAGCCCATTAGAAAAACATTTTTGACAGGTATCTTTATCTCTTAATAAAATTTGTTTACGAGCTCTATAAAACGTTATATTATATTCATCATAATCATAAGGCTTGCCATTACCACCATGAATCAAAGACCACTTTTTTCTTTGGGCTTGTGTGTGTTCTTTACCATAAAATCCATTATTTACACCTGATACATTTGCATGGTTTTCACTAATTTTCATTCTATGAATTCTAGTTAATTTTCTTCCTATTAAAGCGAGTCGTATGTTATTTCCATGTGATTTAGATAAATGTTTGCCTTTACGAAAAGAGACTCTCCCTTTATTTGCTTCACTTATAGTTCTTCTTTTAATATTATATTTTTTCAACCAATAAAGGATAATATTTTTATCACAATTAAGACTCAATGCTATAGTTCTAGTGGAGTTTTTATTATATATATAAGAATTTCTTAAAAATTCTTCAGTTAAAGTATTGAGGTATTTACATTTATTTTTATAAATTTTTATTGACATTTTAATTACATCCTTATTCATTTTCTATTTCTTCTATTGTTTTAACCAATTTAGTATCCCAGTCATATTTGCATACAATTTCCCATTTTTTTCCTCTGACCTTTGCATCTCTGGCTTGGTCAATTATAAATTTAGTATTTTCTCCGATTTCATCTTCATATAAGTATCTTGCAACCATAGCAGGGAATTGTGCTATTTGGTCTTTTGCAAAGAAAGTATCTTCTTCTCTTAACTGAACAAAACATATAAGAAACCCATGTGTCTTTTTAACTGCTTCTACTAAATTAGCAAATACATTATCAGTTCTTGCAAAATCCGTTGGTTTAACCCAGTCAAAAATTGTCACTTTATTTTTTCTTAAAATAACTTTATTTGGGTCTTTGACCCAAGCACTATCAAAATCATCATCTTTCATACCAAGATGCAAAGCTGTTTTGGCATATTTACCACCACTCTCATTAAATATATAATCTATTGCTATTCCTTGGTCTAAAAATCTTTTTACAATATTCATTGCAAGGGTTGTTTTTCCATATTTGTTACGAGAACCTATTATAATTAAATCTTCCCAATTCAAATTAACCCATTCATGAAAAAATGGCATTTTGAAATCTACAGGGACTCCAACATTTAACAATTTACCAGACCATTCCAAACTGTTAATAATGGAATAATTGTTTTTACCTACTTTTATAATAATCCCTTCTTTAACCAAATACGCTAAAACCGTATCAACTCGTTTCTTATCTTCTCCTCTATTGGTTCCAACTATAGCCATAGCAATTTCTGTTCTATTCGATTCTTCTACATGTTTCAGATAATCTACAATCTCATGAGCCAATTCAGTTTCATCAAAATGACAATATTTATCTAATTGTCTTAACATATCGTTTATAGTTTTAGGAGGCATTGGTTTTTCTAAAAGATGTTTATTTAAAGTATGTAAGACATATCCTGTTTGTTTAATATTCAACTGTTTACGAAAAATTCCTCCCAATTTAGTAAAGGAAGAATTGCAACAACCTTCTAATCCATTATTAATTAATTGCAAATCTTTTGGGTCTATTTTAAATGATTCGCTATCAATAGCTTCTCTTATACTTTCGCTTGCAGTCTTACGAGGAACTGTGATTTTACTTACTATCAGTTTCTTTAATTCGTCAGGCATTTTAATAATTGGAGTAAGTGAGATTTTACGTTTAATGTTATCTATTTTAGAAGGAGATATTACCACTTGACCGCCATCATTCTCTAAATCAATCTTATATTCATCTATACGAGTTTTAGGTAAATCTTCTTCATATTTATAAAATAAATGATAACCATGAGTGCTTTCTTGTATTAAAGTATTCCCCATTATTTTCTTTATTTCTTCTGGTATAGGCTTTTGGTCAACATCTAAAATAGTTATTCCACTCATTTTACCAGTTTTAACCCCGATATTTAATCCATCCCCAAGCCATCTTTTCCATTCTACAATATCTTTATGATTCTTAGTAGTCCATCCTGATTCTATCGGAATTTTTTGATTTTTGGCTATTGCAACTAAATCGAAACTGTTTTGTTCATAAAATTTTAATATCTTCTCAATATTTTCTTCATCAATAGATGTAATTATATCTATATTCAGTAATTCCTTTAAAAAATGTATCTGCTCTTTTTCATTATCTGGATATTTCTTTTCAAGTTCGATAGCAAAATCAAAGATAGTATAACCTTTTTGGCAGGTATGACAGTAAAATTTATGAACATTGGGTATTTTAATACATACTTGTTCGCCTTTGCAAACAGGACAATCTATGATAAGAGTAGGTCCTTTTTTTGTTACTTTGATTCTTTTTATTTTTAAATAATCTAATATTTTACTTTCTATTATATTCTTTTGCATTTTTATGATTCCTTTAATTTAACTGGTGATGTCATATCTCAAGGTATGCCATTCATATTCTACATTAACTAAAAACCAATCCCAAAGTGAACTTTTTTCTGAGGGATTATAATATTTTACTGATTCATATATAATATGAGGTATCGCTGTCATAAACAATAAAATTAGAATATATCTTTGTAAATAACTCATTCAAAATCTCCCTTATTTGATTTATTCATCATATCCTTAAATATTAAAAAAGCAAATATTAAAGTTATACTCAGATTTATAAATAAATTTTTTACCCATTTTAATATTCTCAAAAATCATCACATCCTTTATGCTAAATTATCAGATTGGAAACACATACCATCAAAAATGAATTGATAATGATATTCTTTAAATATCCCTGTTCCTTTACAAGCTCGACAAGAAGTATCATTGCCTTTGCATATATAGCATTCTCTACTATCGTCTATTTTAATTATTTCTACTTTCTTCTTTTCTTTCGACATTTCTTCACTCCTTTCTCCAACTCAATCTTTACATGTTTTAACTTTAATGTAATATAAATTGCTACTGTAGAAATAATAGCCAAAGCATATAATCCTAATCCGCAGAAAAATCCAATGGCTAAAATGGAAAAAAGTAAACTTGCTGTTGTTATTCCTTCAAATTTATTCTTGTTATTTATAATAACCCCTGCTCCGAGCCAACCACACCCACCAACCAAATATGCCATAATTCTACCTATATCATAATTAACAGTTGTGGGTATTATTTTAGGTAATTCAAACGATAAAATAGTTAATAAAGTAGCTCCTAATGATACAAAAATAACATCTCTTAATCCCATAGGTTTATTTTGTTGGTCTCGCTCGAAACCAATTAAACCCCCTAAAATCAAAGAAAGTCCAATTTTCATTAAATAGTCTAAATACATCATTTCCATTATCCTTTATTTCTCTATTACGTTCTTTAATTTTTTATTCATTAAAAAGTTTACAATTAATTTTTCAGCATTATTTATATCTTGTAGATTAATTATTTCTACAGGAGAATGCATGTTGCGGAGAGGTATACCTATATCAACTACTTTAATTCCTCCACATATATTTGCTACTGATTTTGCATTGGTTCCTCCTGCATTAGATGTAGCTAAATATTGAACTTTTAATTTCTTTTTATTTGCTATAGAACCTAATAAATTTACAGATGGTTGATGTATATTTATTCCTTTATAAATTGCTATACCTTTCCCAAGAACACATCTACCTACTCTTCTTTCGTCAACATCAGGTTGGTCTGTAGCAAAAGTAACATCACATCCTATAAACAAATCTGGTTGGTATCTAAAAGCAACTTCTTTAGCTCCTATACAACCCACTTCTTCTTGAACAGAGAAAACTACTTTTAAAGTTGCATAAGGCTTATTCTTTTGACGTGTAATAGCTTTTATTATTTTAATCAGCATATAACACCCTGCTTTATCATCAAACCCACTACCCATATAATAGTTGTCTCTTAATTCAGAAAACTCAGGCTGTAATACAACAGGGTCTCCTATCGAAACAATTTTAGACACATTTTTATATCCTCTTATACCTATATCTAAAGTAACATCACTAACTCTGTCAGGAACTTCATCTGTTTCATCTTCCATTAAATGTATAGGTTTACATCCGATTACACCAGTTATAGGTTCTTTTTTATTATTTAAAATCAAAACTTTTCTTCCTCTTAGCAAAGATAAATCATGTCCTCCTATAGGAACTAAACTTATATACCCTCCTTTATCAATATTATTTATAAGAAAACCCAATTGGTCACTGTGAGCGTCCAACATTATTAACTTATCCGTTTGTCCAGGAATAGTAACAATTACATTATTATGAAAATCAATATCTATTCTTGATTTAGGAACAGAAGCAAGTAGTATATTTTTTACATGCTCTGCTAATTCTCGCTCATATCCAGAGGGAGAAGGCATCATAACTAAACTTTTTAATAACTGTTTATCTTTATTCATAAAATCATCCTTTTATTTTTATTATATCATACTGTAAAGTGTTAAGTCAAGTAAATAATAGATTTATTTTAAATAAATTCTATTGTTATAACTCGTTATACATAAACAAGTTGCCAATACCTTTATTTCTAACATAAGGTAAAATCGTCAAAAATAATTTAACTTCTATTATAATTCCTATAATTATTCCACAAAAAATTAAATATCTCATATCAATCCCATAATCCGAAAATATATTCTTTAAAGTATTTCCAGCCAAGGTCATATTCTTTTATTTCTTTTGGAGTCATATATCTATAATCAACTTTATCTTTAAAAGTTTTATCAAATTTTCCTCTATCCTTTTTATCTCTAATTAAACATAAATCTCCTTCTGAACATTCTTTAACCAGAGAAAAAGTATAAGAAATAGCATTAAGAATATCTACCCATTGTCCTTCTGTTAAATCGCAAGGATGCCCGTTGAAGTTTTTCTTTAAATCTCTAACAGAATGTTCTATTACATCAGGTAAATAATAATTCAAACTCCAAACATCTGAAATTCCATATCCTCGTTTTCCTCGCTGGATAAAAGTTTTAACGTTTAAAGGAATTAGCTCTAAAAAATTAACAGTTTTATAATACAATCTTTCGCTATAATATTTTATAGGATGCTCTTTCTTGTCTTTAGCTCTTTCCTTATTTAATTTTTTCATCATTGTTTCTACTGATTCAACTTTTCTTGTTTTCATTTTATTTTCCTCCTCCAGTTAATAATTCCATAAACGTTCATTGCGAATAAATAAGCAGATATAACTGATAGACTCGAAGTTTTTAATAATATACCTATTACAACATATATAGCATTAGCCAATCCAAAATAGTAAAAACCAGATATTTTCTTTCTTGCTATAAGAAAAGACCCAAGAATAAAACCTATATTGCCTATCCAACCAAGTATATCTACGAATTGCATAAATTGTCTCCTATTTTCAAATAAGGTATCAATAATAAACAAAACAATGTAGCTACTGTGGAAACTATTACAGTAACATAATAACCAAAATTATCAAATATTAATCCTCCGAAAAAATTTCCACCTCTTGCACAAAAATTTGATACTGATGTAACCAATGCATAAAAGAAAGCCTCGCTACCTTTAGGTATAATCCGAACAAAGAACGCTAACAAGGTCATAAATGTAATACCTCCAAACGCTCCAAACGCTAAATTATAAAGAAGCAATATCCACTGATTAGGTAAGTAAAGATAAAATAAATTAGTGATAGCCGAAAACAATACCATAAAATATAATAATTTTTTCATAGGAAATTTATAAGCCCATTTATAATAAATAAAATATCCTATTACTCCTAAAACAGTTCCCATTGCACCTAAATAACCTAAGAATAATTTGTCTACGCCCAAGGTTTCTCTACAGCGAATCATTAATGCTGTGCCAAAAGAAGGACAAAACTGTAAACACGCTACAAATAATAACCCTATTAATAGACGTTTATTCTTTATTTTTATAATATTCGTCTTAAAAATTTTTAAAAAGTTATGTTTTTTTGTCATTCTTAATTTACGTTCTTTAAATTTAGTAGATATATAAATTAACATAGCAAAAGGAATCACCCCTGCCAAAGCATAAGCTACTCTATAATTTAGGTGTTCTGGTAGGTATTTGGCTATATATGCTCCTAATAGTGCTACTACAAGCCCTGCTATGCCTAAACTGGACCATTGTAGAGACTGTAAACGACCTTTTAACTTCAATTTTTGTTCAGTAATAACCATTTCTCGGTCTACTGTTACATCTGCAAATGCTATACAAGTATTAATTATTACTCCTGTTATAATCAAAGTTATTAAATTTAAACCAAAGATAACAATATATGCGTAACTTAATAGCAATAATAAATAACTTCCTATTAAATAATAAGTAGTTCTTTTGCCTTTAATAGAAACGTTATCTACAAAAAATCCCCAAATAATTTTAATACTCCAAGCAATTCCGACCACCCAACTTATCAACCCTAACATAGTAGCCGATAATCCCCAAGCTTCACGGGTTAAATAATATATACACTGACCTGGCAAAGAAGAGATACCTTGCACACTATATTGCCCCATACAGATTAAAGCTATTATAATAGGAATTTTTTTCTTCATTATATCATAAACCTCTTTTTCCTGCCATTATATTCACGTTCTATAATACTAACAACTTCATCAATACTATCGGTTACTTTAAACAAATCAAAATCTCTTTGGCTTAATTTTTTATCCTCTTTTAAATATTTAAGCCAGTCTATCAATCCTTTATAAAATTTCGTTCCAAATAATATAAAAGGTCTTGGAGGAATTTTTCCGTTTTGTAAAATCGCTAATTGGTCAAATATTTCATCTGCTGTGCCATATCCACCAGGACAAGAAATAGAAGCAAAAGAATATTTAGCGAACATAACTTTTCTTGTATAAAAATGTTTGAAACAAATATAACGATTAATATAATCATTCTTATCTTGAAATTTAGGTAATTCAATATTTAACCCAACCGAAATTCCATTGGCATCATACGCACCTTTATTAGCAGCTTCCATAAGCCCTTTACCTGCTCCAGTAATAATAGAAAATTTCTTTTTGGCTAATTGATAAGATAAGTCGTAAGCAGATTTGTATTGTGGGCTGTCTTTCTTAGTTCTTGCAGAGCCAAAAATAACAACTCCTCTTTTTATTTGACTAAGATATTCAAACCCTCTACCAAATTCATCCCTAATCCTGTTCAATCTCTTCCTATCACTTTTTCGCATTTAATTCCTCTATTCTTTCTCTATATAATTTACCAAAAGCTCTTGAATATAAATTATCAGGTCCGTCTATATAACGATTTAATAAATTAAGAGCTTTCTTATAATATTTGCTATAATATTTTTTTATAGCATCTAAAGCGAACTCTTCTGCTTGATATTCCATTTCTTCAAGGGATAATCCATGATTAATGGTTAAATGTTTTTTTCGACAATGACCAAGTTCATGAAGTATTCCCATCAACATTTCTACCTTATTAAGTAACTTTTTACTGTTATAAGTTATCATATAACAATCTTCGTTGTTTCCATCTATATAATTATATAACTCAATACATAAACCACGTATTCTGTTATCCTTTTTTATAGTAAAAGTATCTTTCTTGAAATGAAGTTTTTTTTCAAGAACTTCCACCATATATATAAACAATTTTTCATATTCTAATGAATATTCTAAAGATGTTTTTTTCATGAAACAGATTTACCTTCCTCTTTACAAGCTTTTATTCTGTGGTTCTTATTGCAATAATATATTCCTTTATAATAATACGCAATATTTTTAAGGAAAGGGTCTTTATTGCATTTAGAATATGCACATTTCGTCCTACGAGCATTCTTAGCATCTTTTCGCATTTTGTTTATCTCCTTATCATTATATAACCGATTAAAACAATTTGTCCCCACATTAAAGTCCAGAAACCCCATTTATTTATTCTATTACTAAAATTTTCGAAATCCTTTTTACGTTTAAATAATTTTTCACACCATGCTAACCAAATAAGTCCTCCATCCAATGCAGGGAAGGGAAATATATTTGTTATTACACAGAAAATATTTATTAAACTTATTTGAATCAAGAAAGGATGAAAATTGTTAGATAATAATAAAGTGTATATTATAGTTAAATCTCTTGTAAAAAATACACTCATTATAGCAAAATCTATTTTTAACCCTGTCCAAATATTTTGATACATTATAAGATAACATATACAGGCTAAAATAAAATTCATTGTTACACCAGCTAAAAGAATAGCAACTTTTTTAGACCATCTTTGAGCAAGGAAACCTTTTTTCTTCTTTATATTAGTTTCTCCGTAAAGAGAAGTGTATCCTCCAATCAACCAGGGGGTTATCTGCCAAGTAATACCTTTCCATTTCTTTTTCCATATAATAGGTTTTCCAAAGCCTATACAGAAAGTTTCTACTGGCACTTTACACCACAAAGCTACAAGAAGATGTCCTAATTCATGAATAAGAATTGATAGCATAATAACAAACCAAAAATATAAATACTCTAAAATCATTATCCATATAAAATTATTCATTTCTTCCTCCACTTAGAATCTAATATAACTCTTCCACTCATATGCTGAATCTCATGCTGGACTGCGATACAGAGAATCCCATCAAGCTGTATATCAAACGTATATTGTTTACCATTATTTTCTATAGTAATTTCTTTATAACGTAAAGTATTTATTCTTATCCCTGGAAGAGACAAACAACCCTCTTTTTCCATTCGAAATTTATCATATTTTTCTATCAGGACAGGATTAATTAAATCGATTTTTTTATTAGGGATTCTGATAATTCCTACCTGCTTATAAATTCCTATTTGGACAGCACTAAGTCCTATTCCTTTGGTTCTGTCCAGACTATCCTCCAGGTCTTCAATTATAGAAGGAACTTCTGAGAAATCAGTTACAATTTCACTGGGTTTTCTAAGTTCTTTGAGGTTAGTTATAATTTTTCTTTTCATATCTTCATCTCTTTTCCACAGTTATTACATATTATCAATTCTTTTTGAGTCGCTAAAACAAATCCACCTGAATGAGTTATTAATCCTTTACAAGTGCAATACTTTTTACTCTTATATTCATTATAAGCAAAGCACTTGTCGCATTTTAAAGGACGTGAAATACAATCTTCTTTTAAACAGATATTTATTCTATAATTGGTTCTTGTCTTTTCGCCCATTTTATTGCCTCATTTAATGTATATCTCAAGTTCTCCATACTTCTTTAATAGGAACAGAAAATGGTTTAGACTTATTTTTTTTCTTTCTTTTTTGCTTTATTTTTTTCTTCATTTTTAATCCCATTCCCATACAGTTTTATCTCTTTTTTGTAAACAACATCTAATTGCTAATTCAATATCGCAACCATACATAAGAGATTCTTTTGTTTCAGGATGTATTGCACAAGTATTTACTCCAAATTTCTTCCAAAAAGTCTGATGATGTATTTTTAAAGGTCTAATAATATCAAGAATTTCTTTTCGGGTATATCCATATTTATGTTTTGATTTAGGCAGTTTAATCATTTTTACTATCCTTGTTTTGTTGATGTTTCATTATTTCATTTTCCGCCATTAAACATTTTTTAATATATCTAAAATGACTTATTACTTCCATCAAACTTTTGTTTAATCGTAATTTGCGATAAAATTGATTATTTACTCTATTCGGTCGACTCATAATTAGACTCCTTTAAAAAAGTTTTAATTTCTCCTAATCCAACTACTTTACCATAATTTTGAGCAACTACTCTGCCGAAAGGATTTACTGAAGAAAAGGCAAGAATTTGACTTATAACTCCTACTAATTCGCCTTTATATAATAATGAACATCCACTATTACCAAACCAAATTTTATTTGTAATAAGATAATATCCTTTAGAATTTACTTGTGTAATTATACCATTAGTAATCATATCAATTATTCCAGCAGGGTTGCCTATAACAATTACTTCGCTTCCCACTTTTGGAGCCTTATCTGAAATTTTAAGATAATAATTATTTTTTAATTGAGGAACTTTCAGCAGCATTAAATCTTTTGTTTTATTGTATTTAACAATTTCAGCTTTAGACCATGTTCCTCTATCAGATACTATAACCAAAAGATTGTCTTTTAGGTCACCTTCTACCAAATGAGCACAAGTAAGCACATAACTTTCGTCATTTATTTTTATATGCGTTCCTGAACCCAAACAACCTTTTGTAAGATTTTTTATTAATACATTGGCTTCCTTTATTCCCTTTACATTATCCAAATCAATATCTTTTTTTGATTCTATAGATTTTTCTAATAATTTTCTATATTCAAGCATTTTATTAATTGTTTTTTCTATGTCAAATGCTTTATCGCCTAAACCTACTACACTTTCCATCACTATTAAAAGAGTTTTTTCCAACGAATAAATTAACTCCTCATTGCGTTGAGCAAGAATGTCTATTTTATTTTCTAACATAGCTATAAACCCTGATTGAGAATATCCAACATAAGACATCCCACCTAACGCTATCATATTACATATCAATAAACAGGCTAATAAAATTCTTCCAATCTTATATTTCCTCATACTTCTACTCCTCTCAGTTGTAAACCATTAGGTTAATATATGGTCAACAATACCTTTCTTCTTACACTCAGTGGCATCCAACCATAATTCTCCATGACGAACTTGCTCCAAATCATCTTCCGTTAATTTAGTTTTATCTCTAAACATTTGCATTACTTTTGATTGTAATTTTAAGCCATTTTGTATTCTGTATTTGGCTTTGGAAATATAATCATAAGCTCCTGATGTTAAATCATGAGCCATCCACACAGCATTTTTTGTCATATACCGTTCTTTGCCAAAAATAGAAATTATACCTCCCATTGAACAAGCTTCTCCGTTTATAATAGTCATTACAGGAGAAATTAATCCGTTGATACAATCTATAATAGCAAACCCGTCATACACACTGCCTCCCCGTGAGTTTATCCAAAGAACAATGGGCTCACCTCTTGCATACATATCCAAACCTATTAAACTTGTAGTTATTTTATGAGCAGATTCGGTATCGATTGTTCCAGAAAGAAACACTTGCCTATGATGAAGCAATAATTGGTCTATTTTTATCTCATGTTTATAAATAAATTTACGTGATTTCTTTTTTAGTCTTTTCTTATTAGATTTAACATTTTTCTTTACCTTAATAACTTTTTTCGCTTTCTTAGCCATGATACCTCCTGTTTTAGAATTTTGATAAAATATGTTCAGCTAAATCGTCTAATTGTTCTTTAAGAGTTTTTATATCTGCAATTTGTCCTGTAAATACTAAAAGAGCTGTTGCTGCTGCTTTATAGGCACATTGAGTCTTAATAGATGCTACAGTTTCTGGACTTCTCTGAGTAAATCCCCCAGATGGATTCTTTTGATTACAAGTATAACATTTTTTATATTTATCGCTTTTTAATTCTTTGCCACAATCTTCACAAACAAGGTTATTAGAAGAAGATTCTTGCGGAATAGATTCCTTCTGGTCATCTCCTGATAATTCTTTACATTTACCTTCTTTATTTACCCTTGTAACATGATAAAGTTTACCTTTTTTAGTATACTCGATACCAATCTCATCTCCATCTTCAAAAGATTCTTTAACATAATTATAAACTGCTTCTGTTGTATTCATCCATTGAACTGGAGTATCGCTTCCATCTTGAGTATCTATCTTTAACAATATCTTCTGACCTTTCTTATAAGCTACTTTAAAAATATAAGACATTATTTTTTCTCCTTATTTTTTATATGATTACATTTATCACATACATATCGTCCATCGATAATAATCATAATTTCTTTTTCTTTTTTACAACAAAAACAAGTATTCTTCATTTTTTTACCTTCTTTCTTTTATTTGCTACTCGTTTAGTTTTGCGTTCTTCAAATGCCTCTGACCATTTATACGTAACAATATATTCTTTATCATTATATAAAGTTTCTATCTTTTCTCTTAAACTGTCATAAGGAATACAATTTATATCTATATTTTCTTTCTCTTTTAAATTAGCAAAAATATCATCTATTTGCTTTTCAATAAATATTGGAAGCGTAGTAAGGTCAACAAGCATCTTTCTAATTTCATAATCTTCCTCAGTTTTAATCTCAGAAATTAAATTATCAGACCTCTCACATTTTATTTTCTTCGCAAGCTCAAGGGCGAAGTTATAATTTTTAGGCTTGACTTTGTATCGACGGGGCTTTGTTTTAGGAGAAAATATTTTTACATTATCTCCGAATTGCCACATTTGTTGCCAATCTCCGTCGATAGTGACAAGAACAACCTCTTTATTTCTGTTATGACGGACTATATGTGATGCCAAGTCGTCTGCTTCGCAGTTATGCACCAGCATACCATTAGCAAAATAATTTTCATTTTTTGTTTCTATATTATAAGTTTTTATTTCATTATTATTTTTAATAAAATTGATTTTTCTGATTTGAATTCCATTTTTCAAAGTTTCTGGGGTTTTCCTCTTTATTTGAGGATAAAATTTCTCAAAAAATTCCCTAACATATTTTTGTTTATTTATATCTATTCTATATATGTCTTTATGTCTTTTATTTCCATTGTAATTTTTGAATTTATAAACTTTATACTCTATTTTAAAAACATCTAAAATCTTTTGACAATATAATATTAACTTTTTGTCTGTATTAGATATACGAATTAATCCGTAAGCATATTCTTTTGTTTTCCCTAATGCTCCTTCCGCATCATAAAATGCACTCAAAAATCCTTTCATAAACTCTTTATTTGAACCATGGTTTTTCATACAATCTGAAAGTAGCTGTAGAAAACTTTTATTGTAAATTGTTATAGTTTTTGTTCTTTTCCAGTGAACTTTTCGAGCTTCTCTATCATCAATTTTATATTCTTTACCCGTTAATTTTTTTATTATAAATTGTGCATATTTAACAGGTTCTAAATCGCACATAGAAATGGCACACGCTCGCTTTTGTCTATGTATCCAGCCATCTCCTTCTACTAATCCAGTTAAATATCCTAACATAAATTGATTTTTTTGGTTTAAAAGTAATTGATAATCTTGATAAGTGTATATAACATCTTTAATTTTTAAATTCTTTGCTTTACGCCAACCATTATTTGTATAAACTTTATGTTCAGGAGTTATAATTAATTTTGTTTTGTTTTGAAAAAACTCCAATTCCAAGTATTCATTTGTTTTATGTCTATAAATTTTTAAAATTTTATTATATTCGAATATTTTCTTTTTAAAATTATAAGTAAGCACTTTATCATTAATTTTAAGTTGATTTATATATTTATCTCTGTTTTTTACTTTAATAAAAGTATTACCAGCCAAACAATGCTCACCTTTCACGACAATCCAATCCGTGCCTCGGTTCAAGTTATTTAACAGTTCATTAAAAGCTTTATATTCTTTATCCCAATTAATATCTGTATGAGCGTCCAACTTTGCCTTTCTATCGGCTTTATATTCTTCAGCATATTGTTTTCTCCAACTTTTAAGAAAATCCACTGCAAGATAAACCGTATCCTGTGGCTCGATACCTATTTTTCGTAGGCAAGAAAGAATCATACTTAGCCCAACATAAGTTGAAGACATGCTTCCAGGTCGTCTTGTGCCGAAAATAGCCATATACATAAATACAGCCCAATCAAGAACAACTATTTTTCCTTCGGATTCGTTTATCATTTCTTCCTCTTATTATTACGTTGACTCTCTAATCTTTTCTTTCGTTTCTTTACACTTGGCTTCTCGAAACTTCTTCTGTCTTTTAATTCTTTCAATATACCCAAATTACGAATAGCCTTTTTAAATTTGCGTAAAGCTTTATCGAAATTTTCAATATTTTGATTATCTTTTTCTGATAAAAGAATTTTCTTACCAATAATTTTCATTTCAATCCTTTCATTAAAAATTAGTTTCTGTAAAATCATCAGTATCTCTACCAAAAGTATCAGTTTTTATTAAATCAAAGCAATCAATATGATATTTATTATCACACTGAATAACATAAGAATCGTTTTCATATATTTCTGATTTACAATAAGCACACCAACCAATTATATTCCTCTCGTTCGGAGTCATTTCTTTTTCCCTTCCTTCTTTAATCTATCCATTAAAACTTTATGATAATATGCCATAACATTAAACATAATGCCACAAATTGCATTATCAATACCTTCTCTACTGCCTAAATTTCTATGTTCCATCCATAAATCCATAAAATGTCTATATAAACTTTTCATACATACAGCAAAATGATTGTCTCCAAAACCTTTCTGCCAGTTATCTCCTTCTCGTAAACTGCCATCACTTTGTTTCCTATTCTTATGCATGTATTCAGCATATTTTAAAAGAACTTCTGGAGATAAAAACGCTTCAAAATCTAATTTATCTTTGGCAGTGTCCCTGGATGCTCCTGTTGAAAATTTTCTTATTACTCCTGTATCAGTGGTTTTATTTTTCTTAGACATTTCCGTTTTCTCCTTCTGGTAAAATTATAGTTTCTTCTTTTTTATCTAATTTATCAAGAATTTTTGCAATTTTTTGAACTTTAGACGCACGTAAATTAATAAAATGGTCAAGCACACGTTTACATGTTGCACAAATTTCATAGGTTTTTATGTGCTCTTTTTGAGCTAATATCATATTTAATAATTCTTGTGGAGATTCCATTCCACTATTATAATCTTTCTCTTCTTTAAGTTTTGGATGTTCCGATTCATTAATCATAAAGATAAATTTTTTATCCCCCTCTTTAATAGGTAGAGTGCATTTGTCGCAATAACATAAATACATATTTACTCCTTGTTTTCTTCTTTCGATTCTAATTCTTCAGATAACTTATAATCTTCTTTGATAAATTTAACACATTCATTTACGCTATAAAATATTTTACCTTTTGTAATTTGAACTCCAAAAATTAGTGAACTGTTGGCATCTGTTTTGGAAGAATCAGGTAAAATTAAATATATAGGAATACGAAACAAAAATGCCAACATAACTTCATATATAGTTCCTACAGTTTTTACTTTGGATGGCATGTAGCAAATAATAAAATCACTTCTGATAACAGCTTCCGCATCTCCCCAATATCTTATTTCTTCTCTATGATTACCATCTATATGCTTTCTCATACGTAAGTTACTAAGTAATTGCATTATATCAGTATTTTGTGAAATAGAACCAAACCAAATCTTCCACATTTCATCATAAAATAAATCATAATTACCACTCTTCTTCAGCCCTTTAATATATTCTACTTGTTGAGAAGATTTTTTACCTACTTTCATAGATTCTTGAGCAACTGGGTCATAAATCAATAAATCAGGAGAATTTAATTTATCACTTATTTCATCTCTCCAAGATTTCATCTCCTTATTTGATACGTGCTCAATAGCTCCTGCGGTGTAAGTTGTTAGTCTATATCGTTTATAATCCTTCATTTTACATCTCCGTTGTCTTTTAATGCTGAGTCTTCTCTTTTATCCAAATACCTTCTTCTATACTCATCGCTACAATGCATTATAGCATAAACCACTTCGTGTAAAGTGGAATATCTAAATTCTCTTGTTGACATGAATTTTTTCATTATTTTAAAAACAATATATTCTAAATCTCCCTTACCTTCTATTTCAGGAAGATTATCAATAATTAAATCATATTTTCCTCTAAATTCTTTTTTAATATAAGGCATTATTCTTTCTCCTCTTTTATCGTATAACATTTTGTCCATTTCCTACCATACGGATTAAGATTGGAAATAGTCCCCACATTTTTTTTGTTGCCATCTATTAATTCGTCTCTCAGTAATTTACCCAATGCTCCAAGATATTCTTCTCCTAATTCAGTCTTTATTAATTCGACAGTAATATCTTTTACGCTCATGACAATATAATCGTATAGTTTTAATTCTTTTTCTGAATAAATATCTCTATTCATTTTAATTCCCCCTTCTTATATTGTAAAATATATTCTTTTAGCATAAATCGTCTACAATACCAAGAATCCAATCATAAACATCTATAACTGCTTTACCTAAAGGTTCGTCCATATAATCTTCACCAAGAACATCAAGTAAAGTTTCAGAGTTTTCTTGAAGTTGGTATTTATCTTTGCCAATACATTTTTTCAGAGTCTCTACTATTTTATTTCCTATTTTCCAATTGGGGTCTCCGAAACCAGAATATTCTGGTAATTTTAAATAGGTTTTAGTAACTTTTTTAATACAACTTTCTATCTGCTTTTTAGTTTTTATTTCCATTTTTCAATTCTCCTCTTTAATTTATTATATCATATTTTAAAGGTATCAGTCAAGTAAATAATCTATTTTTTAAAATTAATTGTTTGTTGAAATTTTTGCGTCTTCAAGGTCTTCAAATAAACGGTCTACTTCATTTAATAGCAGTTCAAGAATAAGATTCCTTTTTTCCCGTTTTTCTTCTTCTCTAACTAATTTAATACAACGGGAAACTCGTTTTAAATCATGCAACATTCTATTATAATCTTTACCTGATAACATTAGTTGCCTCCTGCTTGTTGAGCTATAATAACGTTACGACAATTATTACAAACTAAAACCTGCATAATTTTACCCGAACCACTTCTTGCCGAAACAATTGTCAAATATTGGCGGGGTAGACATAATTTACATTTATGGCATTGTTGTATATTACTCATTTTCATTCTCCTCTGTAGTAGTTTCTACAACTTCTTCTTTCTTCTTAATTTTTTTTCGACGTAAAATCTTTTCTTTAGGAAATCCAAAAACAGAATTAACTTCTTTTCCATCTTTAATTAATTTTAAATATCTTTCTAAACGACTTTTTACAGATTTAAAAATCCCCCGCCTTTTCTTAAATGTTTTATGTATGCTCATTATTTTATTCTCCTATAATCTTCCAGTTCAGTTAAAATATATTCCAAAGTTGTAGTTAAATCTTTTATCGCCTTTATAATAATAATATCACAAGTCATAATTCCGATTATAGCAATTAAAAGCACAATTAATTGATTCCATGAAAACATAATAACCTCCTTATTTAAAATCTTATTGAGAAATATGCCATAATCCTTTTGTCTTCAAGGAAATTATTATATCCAGTCCCAATTGCTATACCAACAGCAGAGTTATCTAATCCTATACCATCAAGCTTGTAAGAAACTCCTATAGGATAAACACCAGCAGTTGTTATGAAGGAATCTAATCTTATCTTCCAAGCTTTAAACCAGCTCACACCTACACCTGCTTCTCCTGACATAGACCCATCTGTGCCTATGCTACCTCCTACTACAGCGATTGGTTCCAGTATAAACCCAAAAGGTTTGAGTTGTTTTCTTAGGGCATCCAAATCTTTTGCCTTTAATCTCTTTATAATTTTTCCATCAGCAGTTTCTATTGTAACATTTCCATTCTCATCAATATGAAGCAAGGTGTCATCATGAAGTTTTATAAAAGATTCTTTATAATCTCCAATATCAATCATAAGAGGTTGTTCTGAACGCCCTCGATACCATCCATATCCTACAAGCGTCAGTGCTATTAAAGCGTATATTATAAGTTTTCTAATACTAAATAAAGAAACAATGTCTTTAGAAAAATTCACAGCATTAAACGCAAAAAAACCTGTAAAAAATTTATCCCACAAAAAACTCTCTTTCTCCTTAATTTCAGTAAGCTTATATTTCTTCCCTATTTTACAATTAAGATTATCCATTGGTTATCTCCTATTATAATTAAATTCCATTATTTTAGCAATTACTTTCTCAGGATATTCAAGTTCATGTTGCCAAATTATTAAAGTTTCATAATTATGTTCTTTATAAACTTTCAACCTACGTTTGTCTCTCTTCTTCCAGCTCGGTTTATTATGCCAATAATCACCATACATTTCAATTATTTTATTATTTTTTTTATTCACAAAATCTGGATTGAATCTGTTTATAAATAATTTCCCATTTCCTACATATTTATATTCTTTTTTTAAAGATAAGTTCAATAAACTTTCTAATATTTTTTCTGGATAATTTGGTTTTATTTTCATGGTTTCGTTTCTTTTTTTAATACATCTCATAGCATATCCTGTATCTTGCCATCTATGTTTCATTTCGCAAGATTTACATCTACCCTGTCCATATAAAGCAGATTGATAATCAATAATACCATTACAATTTTTACAGTAATAGATTAATTTATCTTTTCTTATTATATCTTTGTTAATAAACATAGCAGAGCATTTTTTACATCTCTTATGTCTATAATCACTGATTCGATTTCCACAGTCTTTACAATGATAATCTTTTAAAGTTCTCCCATCTATATATTTCCCTTTGCTTGCAATTCCAAGTCTATGTCTTCTTATATTTTCACAAGACTTGCATCGTTTTGACCCCTGCCATATTTTCTTCCCACAAGTGATACATCTTGGTTTCATTTTAACCCTACTTTATATTTTCTGTTTTTTTAAAAAGTTCGCAACAATATAACAAATGATATTTTAATCCTATCAAATCGAATTCTTGTTCACCACAAAAAGGACAAGTCATTTTGTTTATCTCCTTTATACATAAAAATCTTCAGTTTCTAATCCCATTGCTATAGCTTTATTTTTTGCATGGATAAAAAGTTTTTCTGTTTTTGAGTCGTTTATTAATTTAATTATTTCTTTAACTTTTTTATGTGATTCTGTATAAGGTTGTCCTTTATCGGTAGTAAAATAATAAATCTCCATATCATCTATCATTACAGTATATCGTAAACTGTTTAGGGTAGGGGCTTTAATATAAACAAATTTTATCAAATCAGGATTAATATATAAATCTTCTTTTATTTTAATCATTTTATTCAGCCCCTACAATTTTTTTAAGCTCAATTGTTTTCATATAGTTCTCAAGTTTCGGAAACTTCTTATGGAAATAAGAAGAGCGAGCCTTCCCAGCTTTCTCAGCCTTCGAACTCGCTTTGTATAATCGTTTATATATACGTTCTAATTTTTTTAATTTATTCTGACGCTCTATTAATAAATGGCTTTTATATTTCTGTTCCTTTACTGGTGAACTTCCTCCACATCTTCTATTCATAAATCCCCCAAAGTTAAATGTTATTTATCTTCTATTGTAATTATATCACACTTCATATAGCTCAGTCAAGTAAATAATCGATTTATTTTAATAAACAATTTCCGCCCCTTTGTGGATACAGCCAGAGGCTCAACGTTAATTCTGCAACAGTTTTGGAAAAGATGGTTTTCTTTTCTACGTAATGTTATTGGTTATTACGTTAGTAATAACTTATAACGTTACGTAATAATTAATAGTAAAGTAAAGTATACTCTTTATTTATATATATAAAGATACTTAGTAACTTTATTATGTCTTTAATAAAATAACTAAATAATGTTAATATATATTCTTTATATATTATTATTAATTATGTTTTAACTCCTTTATAGCTTCTCTTATTATCTCACTTGCAGTATAACCGCTTTCTTCTTGTTGATATAATGTAAAATTTCCACTTAACTCACCTCTCTTATCATAAGTTACATCAAATATATCATAAGTAGCATAACCATTTTTTATACTATCAAGTAATAAATCTACTTCGTATTTTCTTCCCATATATCTAAAATCCGCTACATTTTTGTTTAAGTTTTTTTTCATATCATCATCTCCTTTTTAAATTGTCGTGGCAGAAGCATTTCTTCTTTATGTTCTTCTATTATTTCATGACAATCCGTGCATAAAGTTTTACCATTATTTACGTCTGAAAAAGGTTTATATTCTCTTGCTAAATAAAGTAAAATGTTTCTATCTTTTTTAGGTGAAAATTGCTTATATTTCTTTAAAAATTCTTTAAATATTATTCCGAATCCTTTTATATGATGAGCTTCAATCCTTTTTCTTTTCCCACATGATTGACAAGTAAAATTATCTTTTCTCTTAACTTTAAATTTCCAATTATTAAATCCTCTATTTCTAATAGTTTTGGATAAAGTTTTTTTCTTAGGAATTATATAGTTTAAAAGCAACATTATTTTTACTCCCAATATTTTTTAATTACACCTTTATTTACGAATTTCTTTATCCATCTTATAGCAAATAAATCGCAAGCTCTTTCATCATAATTATATCCACTTACCAAAACTTGATGACCTATTTCATGTAGCAACATAAAAATAATATCACCAATTTTTTTTAATTCTAATAAATGCGACTCAACTAATTTTATAGGAAAACTCCCAAGTCCTGATATATCTAAAGCAGTTAATTTATTTTCTTTGATAGATGTTTTTATTATTTCAGAAGGCTCATAATATTTAGTTTTTATATACTTGCTAATAGGTGGGTTATTAAAATATTGAGTATAAAATTTATATATCGTTTGATAACTTTTTCCTTCCTCCTTTGCTTCTGCTTGTAAAAGTTTTTTCGGAGTTTTATAAATTTTAAAAGGAATATGATACTTATAAGGTAAATTATTATATACTATATTAAGAGCTTTATCTATTTTATTCATTTTATTTCCTCCTTTTCAATTTCTAACTCTGAATGGACATACTTTACAAATCTTGCCATTTTTTTATGATGTATACTATTTGCTTCTACTCCGCATTTTTTACACCATATATTGTTTTGTTTTATAGCTTTTTTTAAATTCATTTTCATCTTAATTTTCCCTTTTAAAAAACCAGTTATATTATAAACAATTACCCAAAAAGCATAATAACTTAAACAGATTAAACTTATGACAATCATAGGTCTGTATTCTTGTATATTCATTTTATTCCTCCTCTATTTTACCAGCAAGTATTTCCGCCAAGTCCATAATAGATTTATCATCCCAAAAAGACCCTATACAATCTCCAAATCCTTCTCCACTTTTCTTATGTGTTTTTAATAGGTTGAATATCTGCTCTTTGAGAGTAATTTCTTTTTTAGTTTCTTTTGTCATCTTTTTTTCCTTTCTTTTTCTTAGCAATTCTTTTATTTTTTCTTTCCTGTTTTTCTTCAATCTTTTTATTATATAAATATATATCTATTAATAAATTGTATTTATCATCATTTTTAAGCTTACCATATCCATATTTTTCTTGCATTTCTTTTACAATTTTCTTATGTTCTAATATACCCATCATAAGATATTTCTTTTTTAAGACCCATTCTTCTAAATCTTTATTGCCATCAGCAGGGATTTCGTAATTTTGTCCAAATGGTTTATTATTATCCACCATCAAAACAGTAATATAATTACAATGTTTACATTTATAAAAATAAGCCCCCCGACTAAGATAATAACTGTCATCTATTTTCTCCATCATACGTCTACATTTTGGGCAACGCATTTGATGTCCTTTCGTTTAAAATATATTTAAAATAAGTATACCAATAATATTTATTAAACCTACTTTCGTATTACGTTTTTTGTGTTTATCACCCCAATGGTTTTCTTTTGATTTTCATCACTTTCCGAAATTCCTTTTCCCTATCATCGTCGCTCATCTGTTCATATATAGACGTAGAAACTCTTGATTTGTGTCCAAGTAATCCTTGTAAATTTTTAGAATTCCCGCCTTTTTTTAGATAAGTAATGCTAAAACTATGCCTGAAAGTATGAGGAGTAATATGTGTATTTAAATTCTCGCTTAATACTTTACAATAATAACTAATAGCTTCCTCTTTAATATTAAATACATCTTCATTTCCAGCAGTATTGTTAAAATGTAATTCTATAAGGTCTGACATTTGTTGAGGATAAAATACTACAATAGGATTTTTTGCTTTTCTTTTCTGAATGTTTATTCTTTTATTTTTTAAATCAAAATCTTTTTTCTTTAAACTGGCAATTTCTCCCACTCTTAATCCAGTATAAAACATTAAATAAAATAAACATCTGACTTTTATCTCGTCCTGAAATAATATATCTATTGCAGGTATAATGTCATCAAGAAAATAATCTTCGTTAAAATATTCAGGTATTTTATGCTCTGCTTGTTTAAACTTAGGAACATGTATATCTAATTCAAAAACTTTTATCCATTTAATAAGAGCCTTTTTATATTGATTAACAGTATTATCAGGAGCTTCTAAATTAAGAAAGAATTGATTAACTTTTTCTTGATTTATCTCATCAAAATTTATATTATTTGATAGAGTATTAATACAAGATATATAGGCTCTGATTGTTTTTTTCGCAAGCCCATCTAATATTAAACTCTCTTTAAATTTAATCAATAAGTCTATTATAGCCATCTAATATCTCCTTACAATAATTTCGTAAATGGTTTATTATTTGATTTTCTTCTCTATCTTTCTCAAACGCATTTGCAACTATTTCCCCTGCACATTCCATTACCTTATTTATATCTCCTTCATAATGCCAATTCTCGCTGTTTTTTACTAATTTTTTTGCTTTGTTTTTTCTTGTTAATTGTTCATAAGCTAAATAAAATATTCCACATTTTGCCCATTCTCCAGCCTCTTTTTTATTTTGTTTATGTTTAATTCCTGCTAATTGTAAAATGGCTCGTTTCTGTTTTTTTGTTAATTCAATAGTATATTTACCATAATAATAATCGCATAACTGGACAACACTTGCGTCAAGTATGCAGTCTTTTTTTACTATCTTACCTATTTTAGAAATAGTTATTTTATCAGCTTTACTGTAATTATTAAATTTTAAAGGAATTTTCTTTTTCATTTTTTATTTTTCCATTCTTTATATTGTGAACATAATCCCCTTACTATAAGTTCATTAAAAGCGTCAGGGTCTATAAATCCTTGATATTCTACGATATTAAATAAGTCTTCTACGGTGTTACAATTTGATAATATTTCTTTGAAATGTGGATTAAGCGGTGATTGATATTCCCCAACAGGTGTTTTTATAATCTTTCCTTTTATTTTCATTTTAATTCCTCCAAAAATTTCGTTCCTTTTTCTGTAATCACCCTGCTTGGAGTCCTTGCTATAAAACCAAACTCCACCAGAAATGGCTCGTATTCGCTCATATACTGGCTCTGACCGAGTCCAATCCTCATACTAAGTGCATTTGCTCCCATAGCTCTTTTGCTTTCGTTTAAGACCTTCAAAATGCTTACATCTATACTGTTTAATCCGTTTTTGATAATGTTACAATTGCTTAATACTTTTTGAATATTTTTTTCCACTACATAATCTTCTAATAACGCAATCGCTGTTCGAGGGTTAAATTTACAATTTTTAGATATAGAATTTAATATATCTATTGAAATTATTTCCTCCCCATATAATTGATTTTTATACTGTGTAATTATTCTGCTAATATCTTCAGAAGTATATCTTTTAAATTGTATATGGTGCGGAATTCTATCAAGTGTATCAGGATTTTGCTTTACCAATATATGTTTATTAATAGTGGCACAGGCAAAGGTAAAAGGTTTAATTCTTTTTCCATCAATTTCAAATTGCTCTATAATAGGATTTAATACCTTAATAACTTTCCAATCCATACTATCTATTTCATCTATAAAGAAAATCACGTGCTTACTTTCGCTTGTATTAATTTCGTTAATAATGTCAACAAGATTATCCTCATCAATCTGTTTTCCTATTCTCTTGATTAAATGAGCGTCCATATCTTTTGCCAATAATTCTATAAAAGTAGTTTTGCCATGACCTTTAATTGCTGATAAAATAAGATGGCTACGTATTCCACGCTCTGCTTTTTTGATTATAGTTTTAACTCTTTCCTTTGCTTCATCTTGAGCTATGAACTGTTTCCACGTTTGAGGACGAAACTCAAAGCTCGCTACTTCCTCTCCATTATATTCTACTATACGAGAAGTATCTATATTGTTATCTTTAATAATAACCTTTAAAGCCTCATCTTTACCTTCTTCTCCTTCTTCAAGTTCTTCTATATCTATTTCCTCATTACATAAAGGAGCAGTAACGAATTTAAAAGTTTTAATTATTCCCAATACAATTGCAGTAGGAATTCCTATAAATATAAATAACCATACAATTAAAAACATAGTTTATCCTTTATATTTTTGTTAACAACAAACCCGCTATCCACAATAAATTAAAAGCTATTATTCCCCATATAGGAGAGTTTCCATTCTGTAATTTTATTTGAGCTAAAATAAACGCCCAAATTACAGTGCTTGATATGTAACATATAACTATCCAAAATATAATCATTTAATTTCTGCTTTTTACTTTTCTAAGAAAAAGTGTTCGTTACATTGCGGGCACTCTATTACATTTTTATTACTAAAATCGACATATTCCCAATCATCAGCAACATTACAATTACACTTTGGACACTTATCTATTTTCAAAATCTTTTCCCTAGCTTCATAAGCTTTCATAATTTATATCCGCATTTTTAAGAGCCTGTTCAAGTTTATCTTCTATATTATATCTTGTTAAGCACCCAACGCTATTATTTCTAATATATTCTAAAGCCCATTTACAAGTCTCTAAAAGTTCTTGTTTTTGCTTCTCAAGTCCAGCAATTATATATAATATTTGATTTTCCGCCTTTGCTTTTTTAGGGACAGGATATTTTTTATATTTATCCATCATTTCACCTCTGCATTTTTAATGGCTTGTTTTATTCTTACTTTACTATGAGGTAAAATCCCATCCCATTCTAATATGTCTTTTAACAAGTTTACCAACTCATCAAAATTATTAACACAATGCACTATGCGTTTAGCGTTGGCTTCGTTATCTTTAACACCGCAAACATATTCATCTTGTGAATTGTATATTATAAATCTATTCTCATCTGTTTCTATTACTCTTAAATTCCTCGCAGTATCCTTGCTCATTTCTTCCTCCTCTTCTCGTTATACATTTTTTTGTCTGCAATTTCTAAAACATTTTCACATAATTCATTATATCCTATACTTATTTTTATATCGTGCTTTTTTAATTCTTTTCTAATTCTATTTAAAATATGTATATCTTCTTTTTTTGAATGGCTTAATATCAAAACAAATTCATCTCCTCTATATTCTCTATATACATTATCACCTTGTCTGATTGAATTTTTTAATATTTTAGCAGTTTTTATTAAAATCTTATCTCCAAATTTATGACCAAATTTATCATTAAATTTTTTAAAATGGTCTATATCTATTAATACAATCAAGTAATTAATGCTATATCTTTTTTGTTTTGCTTTATATTTCTTAATATCTCTATGCAATTTTCTGTAATTGTAAATTTTAGTTAAATCATCAATTAGACTTTTAGATTTATAATATGTTATTTGTTTTTTTAGTTGTAGTTCTTTAGCTTTTAAGCTTCTTATCATTCTTATTTGAGTATTGTTTTTAGGAGAATTAGGATTATCTATTTTCGTATGACAAGATTGACAAACACTTATTACATTTCTTCTTCTCCAACATAATTCAGGAAACTTTTCTTTCTTCTTTTTATGATGAATGGTGTTAGCTTTTTTGCCACATACTACACATTTATAGTTATCCTGTTTCATTATTTTTTCTTTAAAAGTTTTCCATTTTTTCCATTGATATATAGAGCCATCTTTAATTGCTTGCCATTCCGTTTTTCTAAATTGTTCCATAGCTTTTTGATGTCTTGTTAGATGTTGTTTAGAAAATATTCTTCCTTTCATTTTTTTGCTGATTTTCCCTCCGACCAATCTAATACCTTCTTCCCGAGTTCTCTTTTTTATACCAAATTTTTCCAAATTATAATGTATTGAAGAAGCCACTCTTTTTGTCATTTTGGCAATATCAGTTGTAGATTTCTTCTTTTTTATATAATTATTGAGCAAGAATTTTTTAGTTAATTTTTTCTTTTTGATATACATAAGTTTAATAATCCTTTTTAACAAGCATATTTTCAATATCTTTTAATATTTTAACATTGTAACATCTTTTTACTAATTCCGCAATACGATAGCAATTCTTATCTCTCCAACATTCGTCATTAACTTCTTGTAAAGATATATAAATTGATTTTAATTCAGCTCTCTTTTTATATTTGCTTCCATGTTTCACCAAGCTGTCTTCGTAATACCCCAATATCCAACTTTGAGTAGTTTCTCCTATAATATAACGTTCAACAAAATATTCTCTGTATATAGGAGCATTGCTTCCTTTTTCATATACTCTATGATTACCATCTTTAATCCATACTTTATCTCCGATTTTCATTTTGGGTCTTCCTCTCTAAGAGTTAATTCTCTTACAACATCAGCATATTCCGCCAAACACACTTTCCCTGTGAAAGCCCATTTTTCAAATATTTCTTTTTCCTTATCTATAAGTTGTTCATTAGTCATATCTTCAATGTTCATAACAATTTCTCCTTTGTTTAAATGAATTTTTTATTACTTCTGTCATATTTCAAAGTCCATTTATCGTTACTTGAATGACCTCCTCCACAATCCTGCGTTCCACATTCTGCTTCACATAAAAGATAAGATATTTCTTTATCCTCATCATCATAATCGTTTTCTTCATCATATACAATAAGACTTGAATACCCTCCATTTATATTTTTTAATCCATTGTCATAAAGTATCGCCCATTCAAAGTTTTCGAATATATCAAATTCTTCTTCTGTAAATTTAACTTCTTTTCCTAAATCTATATCATCAAAAAATCTTCCTAACTTTTTCTTAGTCATTAAATCCTCCTGTTTGTTCTTTCATTTTAAGTATACACTATTTCTTTCAACTAAACCAAATGATTATACTCCGCACTCAAAATATAACCTATACTTATACGTTCCAATACTTCAATAAATGCACACCCTATCAACCAAATAATAAATAATCCTAATATAATTGCTATGAAACATATAAGATAATATAATATATTTCTCATCTTTTTATCTCTCCTCTCGTCCACAATATAGACATTTAACTTCTTCTTTATCAATAGGAACAGTAAATCTTTGTCCGCAATCACACCTATAAACTTTAGCTCCACCAATTCTTAATTTTTTAATATAAGTAATTTTATATTTTTTTAATAATCGCATTTTATTATCCTTTTGATATATCCAAAATTAAAGATTTTAATTCTTTAGTCTTAGGAAAATCATATTCTCCGTCTAACCAATCGTGTAAATCTTGCACCAATTCTTGATGTATTTGCGGATATAATTTAAAAATAAGTCTTATTACTGTTCTATAATTATTGTCAATATGGAAATTCATCAACAATCCTCCTCTGTAAACAATCTCTCTCTTGTTTTTGCATTAAACATAGTAAATATTTCTCCTTCATAATAATCTTCTTTTATTACAGATTTAGCACTTTTTATATCTATTGCTTCGAAAATATCAAAACACTCTATTTCTGTAATCGTTTCCTCCCCATAATGTCCTGTTATTTTAGGATTTGGTAAATAACTCATAAACTTCTTTAAATCTTCGCCAGTTTTGTCTGTAAATTCCAACCATAGTATTTTAAATTCTTGTGTAGTTAACTTAAAAGATATACCTCTTCCTCCGTAATATTTATAACTATCGGCTTTTATATTATTACATCTTGTCAATGCTCCAGCGTAAGCTCGATACCAAGGATGTTCTTTCATCCATTTTTTATTTAAGTTTGAAAATAGTTTTTTATATTTCTAACTTTTTCTTAGTTATTTTTTAATTATTTCCTCTTAGGGTTAGCTCTACTTCGATTTCAAGTATTTGATTTAGTTTATTAACATCTTTGCCAAGTTTCTGTTCAAGATAAACATATAAGTCGCTATATTCATTATCTAATTCTAATAATTCTTTATCTTGTAAATTTTTCATTTCCTACCTCCCTTTTTTATCTTTCAATACAAGTATACACTATTTCTTTCCATTAAAACAAATTTATTATTTTATTTCTCATTTAATAATACATCATAAAGCTCTTTTATTAAATCAGGTCGCTTTTCTAATTCAGGATAATCACCTCTATATGCCAATACTGCCAACCAATATTCGTGGATATTTTCTTTTAATTTTAATTTTAAAGCGTGAAAGCAGGTGTTACAACTCCAACCAGTATGCTGAGCTCCGCAACTTGTTTTGTTAAATAATAATTTTTTAAGTTCTCTTTTATTCATCTTATTTTCCCCTCTCATTTAAAGTATACCATATTTATTAGATTAAACTAAATTTATATTAGTCTATTAAGATAAAACTATTATTTAAGAATAATTGTTCATCATTAATTTGGTCTTGAAAATATTCTAATGAATAAACAGTTCCTAATTCTTCTGCTTTTTCTCTTATTTTATCATATTCTTCTAATTTCTCATATTTTCTAAACTCAAAATCTGTTTGACTCATATCTATTACATAAACTCTTTTCTCTTTCATTTTAATCCCCTCCCTGTTCAGGCACATACCCACCTGCATTAAAAAATATTGTCCTATATGCTATCCTTGTTTTTGCCTTAGAAAAAGCTTCTATTATCTCCCATACTTTATCATTACCTTGTTCAGAAATATTATTTTTCATTTGAGCAAGACAATCTAATTTTACAATATGGGATATATCCGTCATATCTCCTGTATCTTGTAATTCCATATCGCAACCACACATAGGGCAGAAGCATTGTTCTTTGTCTATATTCTCTAAACTCTCTAATATTTCTTTGCTATGTCCGCACTCTAAACATCTGAAAATAAGTCGTTCTATCATAACTTCCCCCTTTTTACAATTGTCTTTTACAAGTATTTTCATTTATAAATATTTCTATATAGTCGTGTTCTTCGTCTTTATTAAATAATTCAAATTCCGTTGTGCTAATATTATCAGTATCTTCGTTACCTACTGTAATAATAACTTCCATATCTTTATTCTTATATTCGTTTAATTCTTTTATTAAATCTCTAATAGTCATAAGGTTTCTCCTTTATTTTATCTAATAATTAAAATTTGTTTTTCCCCAACAGCAGTTATTTCTTTTGCTTCTACTTCTTTTAATTCAAATCCAAATTCTTTTACCAATTCCAAGTCTTTTTCAGTAAACCATTTTCTCGCCTGTTCCATATCTTTAAAAGCATGGATTTCCATTTTGTCAGCTATTCTTTCTATACCTTTATCTGATAGAGCATGAGGTCTATGATAATCTTCCGCATGGTCTTCATACATATCATATAATTCAGGCAAATGTGCCTGATAACAACCTGTTCCGTTTTCGTTTTCTACTCTAAATACTTTCATTATAGTCTTCCTTTAGTTTTCCATATCTACCGCATAACTTATTACCTTTTAAATCTTCTAAACGTTTTGCATAAGCTTTACTATAAATTGGTTTTATATTATATTTTCTTAATATAACAGTTTCTATTTTTTTAAATAATTCTCCATGTCCATAACCAAGTTTATATTTATCGTCTATAATAAAATGCGTTATTTCGTGAATAATATAATATATTCCATATTCTTTAACTTGTTGTATCGCCCATATAGGAACAGTAATTTTTCTTGTCTGCGGTCTTGCTCTACCTCTTAATACCTGTTTAAACTGTATAGTTATATCTTTTAAGGAATTATTTTTTATTGTTTCGTTAGCAATTTGTGTTAATTCTTTTTTAATATTATTCATTGTATTATCCCCTCTCAATATAAGTATACATGATAAAACAATAAAAGTCAAGCCCTTGAGCAAAATAATTTATTTATCCTCCGTATGCCAAGCTATCTCTATTACCTGCCAAGCATTAATAGTGCTTTCTCGTCTTGCATATTGTTTTGCTTCTCCATCTGTATCAAATAGTTTTTTCTCTCCATTATTATCTGTTAAAATTTCAAGAGCAATTTCGTCTAATATAACATACTTCATTTTAAATTCTCCTTTTCTTAGCTTCTGATATTGCTTTCCCTCTATCTTGATAATCTAAATGAGAACGCACCATAACAGCATAATCTATTATATCTATTAAGGTAAATTTAACTCTTTGCTTGCTTCGCACTTCCCATCTTAGTTGGTTTTCAGCAATTTTAAATAAATTAGTCATAATATTATTCCTTTTCTTTTAGATATTTTTAATGCGTATTCCATTTATATAGACACCTATTATATATCTATGTAATCTTTCCCAAATCTTTATAGTCATATTACCTATTTTAATTTTCCCTTTAAGTTGTGTCGGATATTTTAACATTGTATTTCTCCTTTTTTACCTACATAATAAACATATATAACTTCTTTTCAATTTTTCCGTATATAATACTTCATTACCAAGATTGACTCTAATAGCAGAAATTCTTTTACATTTTGTGCAAGTTATATTGATATGGTTGTTATTCCTTTTTTCTATCTCCTTATATTCGTTTATTACTTCCTTAGATAAGACTTTACCTTTTTTTCTACCCATAATTAATTCCCTCCCTCTAATATAAGTATACCACATTTTTTAAAAAAGTCAAACTTTATTTTAAAATAATTTATTTTTTTCTGTAAAATTTAACCATGTGTCCATAAATTTCGGGCAAGTCATTTATATTGCCCTCAAATATCCCACAAGTGCCCCACTTGCTCCTGATAATAGTCCTCCCGATAGTTTCTCTTTTTTCTTTTATTACTCCGAAATGCTCTGCGTTTTCTTCTTCTTCATTCCACAAATCTTCAAAAAATATTACTATGTCCTTTTTTTGTATATCTACAAAATCTATTTCTTGATAATTTTCTTTTATATATTCAAAACAATCTTCGGAATATTTTAAATTATAATTTCTTGTTGCATAATTAAAACACATACCTTTAGAGTTAGAACCTTTTTGAATTACTTTTAAACTGGTATTATAATATTTATTATAGTATTTTGCTTCTTCATAATCGGTAAGGTAATTTTTACATTTTTTAATTTTTGGGTTAGTAATATAAGTCATTTTATTTAATCCTTTATATTGAAAATTTTATATTCTCCATCAATATCATCTATATCTTTACAAAATAAATTATAAGGCTGTTTTAATGCTATTTTTAATTCTTTTGCATTTCCAGTTTCACACCAATAATCTTTAAAATAATAGTAAGGAATATATACTATTGCTAATATTTCAACAGCTTTTTTAATAGTATCAGAAGCTATTATTCCTCTTTGGCTTTTTCCGTTTATAACAAAACTTCCTCCAAACCCTTTCATTTTCCTCATTATATTATTCTCCTATATAGATTATTTTAGTATTTTTTCTCTTATTTTCAAATCCGTTCCGTTTTTAATAAGAGCTTTTAAGGTTTTAGTTTTTTGTTTTAGTTTTTCTTTTATATCATAATCTATATTGTCTTTTGCTTGTTCTATCATATAATCATCTTCACCATAAAACCCCCAACAGCTATGAATATCGTTGCCCTCTTTATCTTCTACTTGATAACCATATCCATCACCGCTAACATAATTGTTATAAGTTTCAACTTCTCCCTCTAATACCCCTCTTGCTGTATTTTTTATCTTTTGAGTAATTCTCTTTATTCCATATTCTTTTATTAATGTTTCTTTATCTACATAAATAAACCCTATCTGTCCGCTATCAAAACGTGCGTGTCCTTGAGAAAGTCCACAATTGTAAAAACTACCTATTTTAATGCTTATACCGCTATGTTCATACATATATAAAGGGGCAATAACTATTGCCTGTTTTTCTTTGACTAAATATTTTTCTAATTCTTCCCAACCCTCAAATTCATCAAACGTTAAATCTGTTTTATCTCCTAAATCATATTTATGATGAAAGCATACCATAATGCCTAAATTATCCCAATTGCGTGGGCTATCAGGTTCAGTATCAGGGTATATATTTATATTATATCCTTTATATTCAATTGTTTCGATTAAATTATCCATTTTAAAATGCCTCCTTATTTTAACTCATTAATTATATTATCAATGTTTTCATCAGTAAGATATTTATCCCAAGATTTTTCCAAGGTTTCGCTTTCGCTTAGAATTTCTTCTCCAAGTATATAAACATACATATTGACTACTTTTTCAGGCTCGCTTAAATCTGTTGTTACTACTCCAAAATTATCTTTTTCATATTCTTTTATATCATTTATAGCTTCAAAAACATCTCCTGATAACCATTGTTTTGCTTTATATGTTCCTATGATATAATAATCTGTATTAAATATCTCATTATGTAAATCACAACCATAAATTGTAGAGTCTTTTAAATCTTCTAATCTATCTATGGCATAATCTTTTATTTCTTGCTTCTTATCCTCTTTAAGTTTTTATTCATATCATCATCTCCTTTAGTTTAACCTCTCAATTAAAGTATACACCATATAACAACAAAAGTCAACCCCTTACATAAAGAGTTTCTTTTAAAGTAATATGATTATCATTTTTAGAATTTGCATATATAGTGATTATAGTTTTAGTATTATCAATAACTAATATAATATCGCAAGTAATATATTCTATTCTATAACAAACCCTATCAATAATATTATCTTGACTATATACTTCAAAAATATCTTTTTCGCTCAATATCAAAGCATTAATAAACTTCAACATACTGCCTATATCATAACATCTATTTTTAATATTATCTATGCTATGCGGAGTATATCGCCATTTTAAGGTGTTTAATCTATCAGTTAAAGAGTTTAATTTTTCTTTTATATCAATAGGAATATATATAGAGCAATGGTATCTGTTCATTGGATTATCTCCTTTTATTATAAGTTTTAATCGCTTCCCTAAATTTAATTTTTTTTCTGTTCAAATATCTATATGAATTGATATATAAATATTTATATAATTTAGGAATATGTTTTTTCTTGCAATATACTAATCTGTAACTATTGCGGTCTTTATGTAGTTTAGCTTGTTTATTATCATTATTTAAAAATTTATCAATAATCTTTTGTATTTGCAATAGGAACGTAACAGACGCACTTTGTAAAATAAAAGATACTCTATTAGACCCATATAGAACGCACCCATCTCCATCAAAAAACCCTCTTATAAAATGTCTATATAATCGTTTTTGTAATTTAGGCAATATCAATTTATTGTATTTATTAGTTACAAGTTTATATTTTTTGAATAATATAGTTACCATATATTTACTGCCTATAATCAAAGTATAATAATACTGTTTTTTTCTTTTATCAATAAAAATTTTATTTTTAATTTTTAAATCTTCTCTAAATTCCAAAACCGCTTTTTTGTCTTTTGAAGTCAGTGATACAGTATATTGGTTACAAATACAACCATCTGCATAAAAATAACCTAACCAATATGCTTTTGATTGAGTATTTATATTATCAAAATATTTATATACATTCATTTTAATACCTTTGATTTTAACTTCTCATATTCTAAGCTATAATGCCAATAATAAGCTCCTGCCCTGCCTTGTAATAGGAAAGCGTAAAGTTTAAAGAGTTTATCCAATATTTTTATATCATATTTATTATTTTTCATTTTAAACCTCTTTTATTTTTTTGGTCTGTTAAACTCTTGAGCTTATCCTTGTCTAAACATTTTTTGCATATATCATATTGATTAAAATATTTATCTTCGCTTGTCAAACGTTTACCGCATATTTTACAATAGATTATATCCATTTTTAAATACTCCGCTTTTTATATAGTAATTAAAGGTTTATATTGATAATTTTTCAATAGCCCTATACTCTGTAATGTTAAATCATATTTTTATACTTCATTTTATCCGCCTTTTTTTAATTACGTTTATATTATTCCCAATTTAAATATACACCATATAGCATTAAAAATCAAGCCCCGCATTTTTAAATTAATAATTCTATACCATCAAAAAATTCTATTATATTACCATCATGTTTTATATACCAGTTATAATCTTTTTGATATACTGATATATTACAAGGTAAAAATTGATTAATCCTTGCTTTGGTAGTAACCGACCTATAACCTCCGCTATTTAAAGTGATTTTATTATTATCCATTATCAATATATCTGTATTATATAACTTTATAACTTTTTTACCGCTTTGATATAATGTTACCCTTGCTCTTTTGGATATTTTTTGTGAAGCAATAATATTATCCTGCCTTGACTCTTGAACGTCTTTATCCACTAAATTTTGATTATATAATAAGCTCATCATTTTTCAGCCCTCCATATAGTTAAATTGCGTTATTATCTGATATACTGAAAACCCATATCAGACGTTTTTAATATATTGCTTTCACGTTTAAAAAACTTATTTATTCTATTATCCATTATCGCTTGTATTTTTAGGCATTTACAAATATCAAAACTTTTATATATCATAGTATATACATTATCACTAAATTTTAGGCTATATCGCCATTTTTTATTGATTAATTTTAAATCTTGAAAAATTTTAACTTTCATTTTTATACCTCCTTTGCAATTAAATTTATTATATATTTATCCGCTTTATCATATGCTCTTATTCTGGTGCTATATGGAATATATATAACTGTATAATCTTTTTTAAAATTACAAGGCTTGCTATTATCTGAAAAATACCCTCCTGCAAGCTCTCTATTCAATTTTTGCGTTATAGTTTTAACTTTACGTTCTGCTATATCTATATTACCTTTATGCTCTATTCCATATACGATATATTTATTTATTGAAAATCCCGTTTTTCTATCCCTTATTTTTTTAACTTCTTTATCATAAAAATAAGTTTTCATTTTCCCGCCCTCCCTATTTTTTGGATATAGATATATCATTAAATAATATAACTACATTATAGCCTATATTATATAATACTCCGCTATATCCCAGTTTTTTAATTTTTTGTAATATATAATGTATATTTTTACCTCTTTTAATCAGTTTTTTATTGTCTGATATAAGATTATATATTTTATTATCATTAATATAAGCGATATATTGATATTTGGAATTTTCGAAACGATATTCGGGAATTTTACCAGTAGTAAAAAAGAAGCTTCTATTTATTGCGGATATGCTTTTATCATTGTTTGTATAGGAATTACTGCCAAAATAAGAAGTTTTTATTTTATCTTGTATTTTATTATCTGTATAATGGTAAAGTTTCATATTACCCACCTATTTTTTTATATATCTGTTTTAATAAACTCATTCAAATAATATTTTACATTATTATATATAAAATATGGTATAGTTTCATTATAATATATTATACAATCTTCTCCGCTTGACAAAACAACAGAGTCTTCTATATCGTAAATTATATCTGTAATTCCTATATATCCATCACTTGCTATTATACGTTCCATTGTAACCCCTCTTTTATTTAAAACACGTTATTTTATACTTTTATATGTATATACTGATAATTCATAACATTTGGAATTTAAACGATATATACAATATACTATATCATTATTAATAACACGCTGATATTCGCCATCATATAATGGCTTGACTTCCGAATTTATAGCAGTTTCTAAGTCCGCAAGGCTATTATAATATTTTTTTAAATTCTCCATTTTAACACCTCCATTATTTATAAGACGTTATTTTATATATTCCGCTTGACTTCTCAATAGTGCAACCACCATTAGCATTTATAAGCTTATAGGCACGTTTTAAGGCTTTACGCTTAGTTATAGCTTTATGCGTATACTTTACCCTTAAAACTTGCGTTTTATTCTTGTAAACTATGTATAAAATATTTTTCTTAACGTCTTCAATTGAAACGCATAACTCCGAAGTGGTATTGAGAATTTTTTCCGCTTGAACCTTTGCCTTTGTATAATCATGATAATACTTGAAATTGATTTTATCCTTGTATAGCTTGCCCTTGTCTATCCAATAGCCTTTAGCAGTATAAACAGACTTATTAATGGTGTATAATCTATAATTGCAAATCTTTTTTGCTTTACGCTCTTGATGTTTACGCTTTGCATTAATTAAACTTATATCTTGCTTTATATTTTCCGCTTCAATAATACGCTTCATTTTAAAACCTCATTTAATAACAGTATAATTATCTGTTATTTGATTATGCCTTAATACTTCAAGAGTTGACTTATATCTATAATTTATACTCAATAATCTGTTATACTCTTTTAAAGCGTTTTTTCTTGTTTTATGTATACTGTTTTCTACTTCGTCACTGACTATCCATCTAATTTTTCGCTTCATTTTAAAACCTCCGCTTTCAAGTTTTCATACTCCAAGCTATAATGCCAGTAATAAACCCCTGCCTTGCCTTGTAATAGATAAGCGTAAAGCTTGAATAATTTATCCAGTTTATACAGATTATAGTCTTTATTATTCATTGTATACCCTCTTGCCTTGTTTTTTCCGCACCTTGCAAATAAAAAGTTAAACTTCTATAATCCCAGCCTTTATCTTGCTTTTTAATAATCCGCAAAACCCTGCCCGAGTCATACGAAAATTCAACAATCCGCCACTTGCTATTATGTTTTTCGAGTCTTAATCCTTTATCTACTTTTCTATTCATGGTCTTAAACTCCCTCTTCTTCGAAACAGTTTCCACTATGTTATAAACTGCGATTGATAATTGCACCGTCTTTTTTAAGTGAAGTTATGCACTCTTCGCAAACATATTCTCCCTGCCAAGTTCCGCCACATCTTTTATAGGTTATATAAATACAGTTGTCATCTAATCCGCAAAACCAACACCTATTAGCATTTTCCATTTTTCCGCCCTCCCTTTTCTACCATAAGTATACACCACAAACAAATAAAGTCAATACCCTAAACAAAAAAAGATTAAAATAATGCCTAAACAAAAGAAACAATAAAGAAGTATTAAAAGAAACGTATAACGTTATAATCGATTAATCAGGTTATGCAGAAAAAACAAATCTTATTTAATGTCAATATCAGAGCCCAAACTCAACCCTTGCCATTACATTATAAGTAATTGCAGACGTCAACCTATACAGAGTATAGCTTTACGTCAATAACTGGGGCGGGTCTATTTTAGCAAAACACCTATTTTGACCGATTTACACCCCCACTATACCCATTTAAAACGCCTTAAACCCACGTTTCGACCCGTTTCATCGCATTAAAAACCGAAAAACAACCTAAAATAAAGTTAAAACGCACGTAATAACACGAAACGACCAAGAACCATACAAATCCACATAAAACCCAAATAATGCCTTAAAAGGCATTGCCAGTAGGCTCTAATGAGCCTCTGGCTACCGTTCCGAACCGCTTACGTATCGTTTCTGGAGACTCTAATCGAGCTCCAACGACTTTCGTTCGTTCATACCCGAAAGGGTATATTTCGTTACCGTTCGGGTAAATATTAACGTAAAAATAGAGGTTTGTGCGATTTTATACCCTATCGGTATATATTTGGCTATAAAGTGTTTACTATAAAGAAGTTACGTAAAAAGTTACATAAAACGGAGGTATTACGCTTTTTCCTGGTTACAAAAGGGTTACATAAGCGATATTGGGATACGTCGTGGCGTAGCCAAGGATGGATAGGTGTCGTGCGGTAACCATTGTGAAGTGGTAAGTAGGTGGTATAGGGGTGGTCTGTTTTGGCAAAAATAAGGTGTTGATTAAGTGTTGATTAGGTGTTGAAAAATTTAAAAGTCCCTATTTAAGCTATCATTTATGAGATGTTAGGTCTCTTTTTAGGCTTTAAGTATCAAATATGATATATCATATTATAAGTTTTAAGTAAGGATTTATGTGAAAATATCACATTTATTAGCAGTTAATGTTCAATATATAGGATTTTAGGATTATCTATGAAGAATATATAATATTTATTATCGCTGGTAAATAAAATTGATATAACTCTTTTATTCTCAACAAGTTAGTATTTCTGTGTATTTTCGTTTGGAAATAACAATCAAATAGTAACTCCTTTATTTATAATAAGTTATGTCATTTATAACAAAATTATCATTATATAATCAAATAAAATTCCTATAATGCTAAATATATACAACTATATGTATGAATTCATACAATTATATGTAGAAAATGCAGTCTCTTTTGTCGCAAAAAGTATATAGTATTTGCGAACCATTGCTTGTGGTTCGGAAAATGATGTTGGTATCTGGACAATAATCTGGACAGAGTGTCTATATTATTTATTTTAAGGAAATCGATTATTTACTTGACTGAGCTCTATGGAGTATGATATAATAAAAATAAAAAGGAGTGAATTATGAAAATAATAAAATGATTAAAATATGATAAAAAGGATAACCCTATTTGTAAAAAATTTAATAAATATCTTCCTTGGGTTTTAAGTTTTATCGACAAGTCTAATAATGGTATTTTTAAATGTGAAGATTGTATAAAAGGAAAATAAAATGGATACTTCAAAAGAAAACATAAAGATGTGTGAAATGGCAGTAGAAATCCAAAAAGAACATAAAAAAGAATTAGGTGATTTTATAGTATCGCTATCTCAATTGCATGTTAGAGTAGGATTTGATGAAAAAACAACAACATATTTAAAACATCTCAGATTTATGAGGAGTTATGGTTCATCTAAAATTTGGCTCCCTCGACAAGACCAGTTGCAGGAGATGATTAAAATAATAGGAGAAGAAGTTAGAACTTGTGCGGACCACGAAAGATTAGATAGTTTTCATCTCTTTGTATTTCCAAAAAGAGGTTCTGGAGTTATGCCTCACAAGAAAGAATTTGAAGCAATAGCAAAGCAAGAAGCTTATGTTACTCAATTTCATTCAATGGAACAACTCTGGCTTGCTTTTGTAATGAAAGAGAAATATCAAAAGACTTGGAATGGAGAGAGGTGGAGTGATGACTAAAACTTTTACAGATAAAAGACTCCCAGAAGGTGTAACTATATATCTTAATGATTTTGAGGAATATGTGGCAGTAGAGTTTGGTAGGGTAGCACAGATTTGCAATATAAATGTTCGTATGGGTAGAACAATAAATAAAGCGGTAGAAAATTATGCAGATGCCTTAGAAGCAGAAGAATGGCGAATGGCACCATATAAAGAACAAACCATACATACAATAATAACACTAAAAAATTACCAAAAAACACTAACAACCAAACAAGCTGAATTAAGGAAACTGATAGTAGAAATATATCAAACGGCTTACAACCATAAGATTCTAAATGAGAACCAAGCAAATAGGTATGTTAAAAGTAAACTCAAAGCCATAACTAAGCTGTTCTTAGATAGTTTGCCTGAGAGGAAACCTATCATCAGTAAAAAAGTTTATTATTGTAAAGGATGTCAATATTATGATTGCGTGGTAGGAATGCTGGAATTACATCCAAAATGTTTAAAAAGGGAAAGAACTATCGGCTCTTTCCCGTGGCATACACAAATAGAAGCACCAAAATGGTGCCCTTATTTAAAAAAGGAGAAAACAAATGGAAAACTTAAAAGTAATAACAATTAATAGCACAACTTATTTAGGGGAATTAAAAGAAGATAAAATAATAAATGCGTTGAAATGCGAAAAGGAGATTTTAGAGAACGATTTAGTTGAATGGTTAAGAAAAAAGAATATAAAAGAACTTTATACTATTGAAATAAAAGGAAACATAACCTATCAATGCAGAGATTTGACTGAGTCTTTTAAGCTAAAATTAAAGGCTTATGTAGCAGAGTTTGAACTTGTAAAAGAGCAAGCCCTCTGCCTGTTGCAAAATTCTTATTTCAAACAAACAGAATGAGGTATCAAGAAATTTACACAAGGAGGTGGAGTGATGAATAATATAGAGGTTTTGAAGGAGATAGAAAAATACTACGCACAAGATATAATACAAAAGACAGAAACAGGAAAGAGTAAGTTAAATGCTATCCGTTCTGCCATCTCAACCCTTGAGGCACAGGAGAAGTTAATCAAGGAGAGGGATTTATTAAGGGCTTGTCATAAAGCAGATTCAAATGAAATTGTAAAATTAAGAGCCGAACTCTCTCGGATAAAGGGGATAGGGGTTGAGGCATTAGAGAAAATAGAAAAAATGACAGTCCCCTTTGTTAAGGACGTGCCTACTTTAGTGCCGAAAATGAAAGAGATAGCCAGACAAGCAATCCATAAACTATACGGGGGTAAGTGATGAAGATAAAAGAATTACAAAATAATCTTTGGTATTCAACAGATGAGAAGGTTTATATTGAAGAATGCAATATCGTAACAACAGATGAAGGAGAAACCTTTATTTGCAAAACTCATAATGTAAAGTGTATTTTTAATGAGGGTATGTTTTGCCCGAAGGCATAAAGATACGGAGGTAAGTGATTAAATCTTTTTTAAAGTAGTTAAAAATAAATCTATTATTTACTTGACCGAGCCCATCCTCTTATAGTATAATGAATAAAAAGGGTTAATTATTGACTAATAAAATAAGAGATTAGAGAGAAAGGGATTAGATTATGAAAAAAGAGATTAGAGAGATAGTAGAGTGGGCTTTTAAAAGACATCCAGGGGTTACAGTTGACCAAGCCACCATCGCCCTCATAGACCTATTTAAAAAAGAGATAAATGATATAGCTAATATGTGTATGTATGATTTTCCAAAATCTTATAACAATTCTCAAATACAAGCATATCAAAAAGGTATAGAAAAAATATGGTCAACATTAATAAAAAGATTGGGGGAGTAGATGGATAATAAAATAAAAGAACATTTATTGAGCAAGGCTATGAGGTTTGCAGAAGAGTCTATAAAGGAAGAGTATTCACATATTCGTGAACGAGTATTTGACTTTGAGTGGTTCAAATCAAATATGAGGAGAGTCATAGAAGATACTTTGGGAGAAATCAAATGAATAAAGACATAGAGATATTAAAAGAGATAGAAAAATACTACGCACAAGATATAATACAAAAGACAGAACCAGGAAAGAGTAAGTTAAGTGCTATCCGTTCTGCCATCTCAACCCTTGAGGCAGTAGAGAAAGCTGAGGGAGTGTTGCCTGAGAAGAGATATACCAAGCCAGAACAATGCACAAGCAATGATATATATAGAAATTCTTGTAAAACAGATTATATACTTAATAAAACCATAGACCTCTGCACTCCAGTAGTGGCTAAACTCATCAAAGAGAGGGATGAGTTGAAGGATGAATATGATAAGTTAAAAGATAACTTTTCCCTATATTCTAAAATGTTAGAAGATGAACGATTAAAAAGGGTTAAAGCAGAAGCCGAACTCTCTCGGACGAGGATAGGGGTTGAGGAACTGGCAAAAGAAATTATGAGTAGTAAGATTATTACCTTCACTAAAAAACTTGAAAGACATGTAGCGAAGTTAGAGGGTATAAAGTTTGATGATGAAAGAGATTTATGGCTGGAACAAAAAGCAAAAGAATTATCTTCAGTAATAATCCATAAATTATACGGAGGTAAGTGAGTGATAAAGACCTATTATATTTCCAAATGAATATGTTGCAAGCAGAAATAGAAATGAACGGAATGGTAGCAGAAAATAAACAACGAGAGATATTAGGGCAATCAATGGCTTATGCGAAAAAAGACTTTAGCGATTTAATAGAAAAACACAGTATCTATCATAACGCTTTTCCGTTACGGAGGTAAGTGATGATAGAGACCACCTTTAAAATAAATCGATTATTTACTTGACTCACCCCCCTAATATATGGTATAATATAGATAGAGATAGGAAAGGGTGTATTTTTATGTCTATGAGCTTTTTATATATTAATTTAGGAGTATCTATTTATTAGTCATCCCCAAGGGCAGGTTATCCACAACCTGTCCATTTTTTTATCTCTTAACATAAAATTCATACCTAAAAATGTATAAAACAAACATAAAGTAAAGGTATATAATGGTAACGAAGATTTGCACAAAATGTAAGGTAAATAAGCAGATTACGAAATTTGGTAAAGACAATTCCTCTCAAGATAGATTACAGCATTGGTGCACAACCTGTCAAAAAGAATACCGCCACCTTCATAAAGAAAAGATTTCAATTTATAGCAGAAAATACAGAGATTCCCACAAACAAGAACGTAGAAAAAAAGCAAAATTTTGCAGCCAGGTTCGCAAACAAGAACGAATAATTTACTTAGAAACAAATAAAGAAAAGATTAAAGAGAAAGTTACAAAACAACAAAGAATTTATTATTTGCTTCACAGAGAAGAAATAAAATTAAGAAGCAAAAAATGGGCGGAGTTGAATAAACAACATAAAGCAGAAAACGCTAAAATTTATTACCAAACTCATAAAGAAGAAATTAAAAAAAGACATAAAAAATATTATTGTAAAGTTTGTGGGGAAGAAATACATTATACAACCGCTTTTTATGGTAAAGGAAGATGTGTTTTTTGTGCAAATCAACGTAATCGAAAACCTAATAATAAATGTATAGATTGTGATAAAGAATTAACAAACTGCTATGCAAAAAGATGTTCTGTTTGTGCAAAGATTAAACACGGTAAATACGCAAACAAAAATAATTGTATAGATTGCGGAAAACAAATACCGCCATCGCTCGCTAAACGATGCAAAAACTGCTGGCACGTTTTTAGTAAAGGAAAAAACCATTGGAATTGGCAAGGGGGAATCAGTTCTTTATATGAGGTGATTAGACATTTACCTGAATACAAACAATGGAGATTTGAAGTTTTTAAACGAGATATTTTCACCTGCCAAGAATGCAATTATAAAGGTAAAAAAATAGAATCTCATCATAAAGAATCTTTCTCTTATATTTATAACGATTTTCTAAAACTATACGACCAATTTTCGCCAATAGACGATAAAAAAAGTTTAGTAAAACTTGCTAAGAAATATAAACCATTTTGGGAAGTAAGCAACGGACAAACTTTATGCAAACCTTGTCATAATGTAAAAACGAAAGAACACAAAAATGCCAAAAAATAACGATTTTGACAACTCTGGATTATCGTCCAAAGGAGAAAAGCGTTGGGCGAGTAATCGTTTTCAGGATTATCGCCAAAAATATCACATTGATAATATTAGTGATTCGCAGCTTTTATCAGAACTGGTTTTTTTCGAGGCACTTCAGTTAAGGTATCGTAAATCTATCGAAAAATTTTCAAATAGTATAACTACTTCTGATACACCAAAAATCCCCAATGCTATTCTTAAAGCGTTAAATGAGAACTTGGCACAAATAATAATTTTAAAGAAGGAATTGGGTCTTATTAGAGAAGATAAAACAGGAGATGACCCTTTTATATATATTCAAACACTAAAAAAGAAATTCGCTAAGTGGCGTGAATCCAATCAGGCATCACGCACTATAAAATGCACTCATTGTTCTAAAATGATATTACTAAAAATAAAAACTGATATTTGGGAAGCACAGAAACATCCTTACTTTAAAGACCAAGTGCTTTATAATGAGCGTTTAGCGAAGTTGTTTAAAGAAGGAATAATTACTAAGGACGATGTAGCGGAAATTTTAGGTTGTTCTGAATTTTATGTAAAATGGCTTATAGACAAGTGGCATTCTGTTCCCGATAAACCTTCCGATTAAGATTCTGTTTCAAAAAATCAATTATAACATTTTAGAAAGACTAAAAAACAATGTCTAAAAAATTAATAGGTTATTATAATAAAAAACTTATTACACGGGATAAATTTATTAATAAAGTATTAAAATCTTTCAGGAAACAATTAAAAAAACTTCTTCCTGAAGAAAATTACGAATTACAATATGAAGAACTTTTTGAATCTTTAAAAGAATTATTAACGGGGAAATAAAGAATGAAAAAAGCATTATCTATAAAACAACAAAAGCATTTAGCAAAATTAGCTAAAATACATAAAGGTGTTCCCAAATCCCAATCTCATCGTATGAACCAAAGTAATGCTTTAAAGGGAAAATTTAAAGGTAAGAAGAATTTTAATTATAAAGATGGGCGAACTAATAAAATTTATTATTGTCCTTTTTGTGGTAAGCTTTTATCTTCTTATCAAGCCAAAATGTGCTTACTTGTGCCCGCAAACAACAAAAAAGGTCTCATAAAGGACCAAATTATCCCAATTGTATAGATTGTGGTAAAAAATTAGCTCATTATAAATCTAAGCGATGCAAAACTTGTTTTGGGTTGACACAGAAAAAGTTATGGCAAAATGACGAATATAAACAAAAAAGAATGGCTATGATATTTAAAGGATTTAATTTAACTCCTAACAAACCAGAAAAATTTTTACAAAAATTACTTATTACTTTATTTTCTAAAGAATATAAATTTGTAGGAACAGGTGGCAGATTTATCGGTGGGTTTGTTCCTGATTTTATAAATATAAACGGAAAGAAGAAAATCATAGAACTTTACGGTGATTATTGGCATAATAGGGAAGACGCAAAAGAAAGAGATATAAATCGTTTACGCACTTATAAGAAATATGGATATAAAACTCTAATAATCTGGGAACACGAACTTACAAATAAAGAGCTTTTAGTAATTAAATTAAAGGAGTTTCACAATGCTCGTTGAAAGGATTACGGAGTCTGAACTTTTGTTCATGGAGTCATTTCATACGCCCCGATGTCTTGTTGAGAGCCTTTTTTCGGATTACGATAACCTTTCGGAATTTGATGAAAATAAATTTGGCAATCTTCGTTTATACCAAATACCGTTTCTTTCTCATGAACCTATAATTGACGAAAAAGTTCCAGGACTATCTGTTAAAGAGCAATTTGAATTAAGAAAGAATGTAGGCGATAGTTACAATTTCGGAGCGAGGAAATTTGGTAAATCTTTAATTAGCGAGAAGCTTGACATTCCTATTTCAATTTTACATGATGATGGATGGTGGTGTGCATTTACTTCTTATGATGCTATCCATATAGATTCTATTTTGGATGTTATAAAAGAAGTTGTAGAAAATCATCCTATAATAAAATATTGGAAAAAAGAAGCAAAGAAATCTCCAAAATGGAAAATAGTGTGTAAGAATGGCTGGAGACTTGAAGGAGTGAATCAAAATATTTTTTCAAAAAATCCAGGACATCAGTGGTATGGTTTACATGTAAAAAAAGTTTGGATGGAAGAATCTTCTCTTGAACCTTTGAAAGTAGAAGATAAACGTCAAGATAGTCTTTCAGAATTAGGAGCAGTTTTAAGATTTAGCGGAATGACAAATTTCGTGCGTTATTCCCCAGCAGGTAAAGTATTTTATGACTATAATAATAAAAATAAACTTATAAATCTTCCACAGTTCGTTAATCCTCTATTCGACGAAAAAGACAATGCAGATAGAATTAAGCATTTTTCAGGTAAAGATTCTGTTGGATATAAAATTTATGTTTTGGGCGAAGTCGAAGAATCAGGTATTTCAGAGTTTGATATGGAAAGAGTTAAACAATGTTATAATAAAAAGAAAGAAATAAAATCTTTTGAAATTAATAAAAAGAATTTTTCTCGTTTTAAAGATGTTATAGTAGCTGAACAACCCCCCAATGCAGATAGAGTTTTTATTTGTTCTGATATTGGAGAATCTGCGTCAAGTGAAATTATTATATTATCAGAAATTGGAGAGAAATATAATTATTTGTATAATATTTCTTTATTTAATTTAAAATTTGATGAACAGTTTGCTATCTTTGATTGGCTTATAGGACAAGTTAAAGCAAATGTTGTTGGTCTCGATTGCGGAGATGGCACAGGTCGTGCAATTTATAGACAAATTGAAAAAAAATACGGAAAAGAAAATTTAGTAGAATATAGAGGAACTTTTAAATTAGCTGTTGACTTCGAAAAAGATGAAAAAGGTAACATTGTTATAAAAAAAGGTCAACCTCAATATACAGAAGAATTTATGAGTGAGTTTTCTGTTCGTAGATTAAAGACTTTATTATATGAAGCAAGAATAAGCATTCCAAAAGATTATAAATTTGATTCTCAATTTAATCAAGTTGTATCAATGCAATCAGGAAGTAGAAGAATTTATAAATGTATTGCAGAGAATGACCATTTATTCGATGCTTTTCGTGTATTTTCAATTGCACAATGGATGAAAAAAGATTTTAATCAAACTAAACCAATGTCTCAAGACTGGGGTATCGGGGTATAAGTATGGACAAAAAATATTTTAAAACTATAAATACAGAGGAAAAAGCATATTTCTTAGGTTTTTTATTTGCTGATGGATGTGTAACTTATAATGGAAGTCGAAATAAAAATCATAATTGTTATTCTTTAAAATGGAAATCTATTGATAAAGAAATTTTAACGCTTTTTAAAAAAGCTATTAAATCCGAACATAAAATTAGTGAAATAAAGGATAACTCTGGTTTTCCAAGTAGTAAGAAGAAATATGAGATTCAAGTTTCGTGTTCAGAACTATGTAAAGATTTAATAAAATTAGGAGTTGTAGAAAGAAAATTTAATAAAATCAGAATGCCTTTGGTATTGGATTTCAAGTTAATAAAACATTTTATTAGAGGATACTTTGATGGAGACGGATGTCGTTATCTTCAAAATTCTGAATATTTAAGAGCGGAGTTTTATAGTTGTTCAAAAGAATTTTTAAATGATATTTTAAATTTTTATCCTCAAGGAAGAATGAAAGTTAGAATAAAAGGAAGAAAAACTCCTTTATATCATTTAACTTATAATGGAACGAAAGCAGAAGGACTATTAAATGAGTTATATAAAGAAGCTACTATTTGTTTAGAAAGAAAAGATTTTAGAAAAATGGAATATTAAATCATATCAACAAAACGGAAAGTTTAAATGATAAAACGTAAACTTACAAATTTTAAAGCTAAGAAGAAAAAAAGAATTGATTTCTATAAAGATTCTAAAAACCTTGACAAACAAAATATTAAAATAAAATGCACAAAATGTAAACGAACTCAAAAAATCACAGTGAATGATTTATCAATATATACAGAAGAAGTCATAAATAATTTTATTTGCTGGAGGTGTGATTAATGCTTAAATTTGATGGTTTTTTAGCTATAATAATTAAGATTGTAATGACGATAGATGATTTTATACAAGATGTAAGTATGTTTATATTAAGAAAGAGTATACAAATACGTAATCGAAAATTTAAAAGGAAAATAAAATGATTAATTTAATAGCTATTATATTTTTACTGATTAGTGCAGTTATTTGGGGTATATGTATAAAATTTTGGACTACAGATAGTAAATCAAACCACCTAATTGCTTATTTGTTAAAATTTCCAGCTATTTTATTTACTGGAATAACTTTAATATTGTTAATCGTTTCAGCATTTATCAAATAAAGGGGATAATTTTTTAAACAATAAAAATAAAGGAGAATTAGGATGTCAATACAAGATAGCGGACAGTGGTTAAATTACTTAATGGGTTCATTATTAAAGAAAATAGTAGTTCCTACAGATTTTAACGGACAATGTGCAGCAGTAGAGACTATGCTTAAAGATGATGTATCTGGACTTGTTGATAGTTTAACTGATTTTTCAGTAGAAACCGCAAGTGTAGAATTTTCAATTGAATCAGAAAATAAAGAGTATGCACGTGTTTTAAATAAATGGCTCCAAGATATAAATAAAAAATATAGAGGCAAAATTCCTACTGGAATAGATGCCCTTGCAAAAGAATACTATAAAGAAAGATGGAAAGCCTCAAGTTTTCCTGTTCTTAAACTTGGTGACATCAAGCGATATGATAATGGTTTATTGCTTCCGACTACGATGTTCTTCGTTGATGGCTCAAGTATTAATGCTAAAGACAAGGAAGACGGAGATGTAAGACATTTACTGAATTATAATTATTATTTGGGAAACAAGTCTGAGAAGAAATATTTATTAGATGGGGACAATGTAATATTTTCAAGACCTTACGGGCGTTGGTTCGATAAATACCCAGTTCCTTATCTTATTAAAAGAGGAGTCTATCATAATTGGACTTTAATAAATTCTATTAAAAATAAACAATCTGAAATTTTAGAACAAATTATATCTTATTTAATGCTCGTTAAAAAAGGTTCTCCTGAACTTGTTAAAGAAAATATCAAAGCTGGATATACTAACCCAGAATTAACTGAAATAAAAGAAAGTATTCAAACTTTAATGGATAAATTGAATAATGTCACCACTGCCGATGGAAAGACTGTAAAGACTCCTATCAGAGTAACTAATTTTGACGAAGAAATAACTCATTTAATTCCTAACTTGGAAAATATATTTAAAGCAGAACTAACTCAGTCCTCAGAAAGAAATATACTTTCTGGATTAGGTTTTATTGATATTGTAGAAGCAACTTCTACTTCAAGAAAAGTTCAAGAAAAGAATCTGTCTTAAATCCTAAAGCGTTTATCGCAGAAACTAAATCTGGCGTAAAGGGATTCAAAGATATTATGAAACAAATTATGTATTATGTAGAAGATAAAAATAAAGACCGCAAAAAATATATAAATTCTGATACTTATATTATCAGCAGTCCTGTTAAAACTTTTCAAACGGACGAATTTAAAAGACAGATTAAAAGATTATTTGATGCTGGTAAGATGTCTGCTCAAACGACCGTTGAGCTTGTAGGCGAAGTTGATTGGGCTACGGAAGTAATGCGTAGAGAAAAAGAATCCAAATCTGGTATAGATTATACTATGTATCCTCCTATTATACAGAACCAAGAGGATAAAGGAATAGATTTTCCTACAAAGAAACCAGTTAAAAAGATTGATAAAAACGGAGACCCAATTCCAGAAGATAAAATTAATCCTAACGAAAAAGAAGAATATAATATAGGAGCCAAGAAAGTTTTAGAAATTGCTCCTTATCTTAAAATAAAAGACCTCCCTGCCGATGTAAAGAAGAAACTAAATCCTACTAAACAAAAGGCATGGATGAAAATTTGGAATACTTCTTATAAATATTATCTCAAGAAATTAAAAGATGCGAAGCAGGCGGAAATTGTTGCATTTCGTATTGCATGGGAAAAAATTAAACAAGTAAACTCGAAAAAGGAGAAAAAATAATGCCGACAATTTTTTTAGATGCCCCTTTATCAGAATATATATTTCATAGACAAACTATAGTAGTAGAAGATGGCTATCATTATTATTTATACATTCATCCAAGAGGTCAAGTAGTTATAATGAGAGCAAAAGAAGACGAAAGTGAATATTTATATGCTGACGGTCAATTAAATCAAGTAACATCTTGGAATAATAGAGCAAATCTTGATTATAAATATTATGACCAGTTAGCATGATAAGGAAATAAACCATGCCAGATTATAAATATACAATTAATCCACATACAGGAAAACTTCAAAAAGTTCATACTGATGAGTATATTCTTGCACTTTGCCCTGGCTCCAGTCATTTTAATGTATTACCTTTTTCTTATGACAGTATAGGTCAAGGAACTTGGGAATATGTCTATGACGAATATCAATTTGCAGAAGGAATGATATATAATTCCAGCAATGTAAATGGCGATAATATTTCATATAAAATCGGAGTAATGCCAGGCACTTATACATTAATTTTCTTTGCAAAAACCCATCCAGCTTACGGTATTGTAGATATTACAATTGATGATGTAGAAATAGCTTCTTTTGATTTATACAATGCAAATAATGATAATGTTAGACAAGTAGAAACTGGTATAGTTATATCAAACCCAGGATTAAAAACTTTAAAGCTTACAGTAGATGGAAAAAATGTTTTATCAAGTAATTATTTTGTAGCATTTACTTATATAACTTTATATAGAACAGCTTAAAATTTAATAAAGGAGAAATAAAATGTTTAAATTAACAAAATCGCAAGCTCAGGAATTTTTACAGAATGTAAAAGAGAATAGTTCAGTAGAAATTTTAGAAGAAGGCTCCAAAAAATCAAAAGACCTCATTAACTCTGCTAAAAAGAGAGGTATATTGATTGAAGGTAGCCGAGACTTGGGTTTGTTAAAGACTATATTTCTTTATACCGATAAAGCCAACTCGAACGGAGCCATTGTTCCTTCTGACGAATTTAAGAGAATTTTTCCTCAAATTATCGGCAAGCAAATGAATCAAGGACATGATAGAGAAAAAATAATTGGTTTTTGGATAGATTATTCTTACATTGTTAAAGAAAATAAAGCCATCGCTTATGCAGTATTTTTTAAGAGTAATTATCCTTCCCTTTGGGAAAAAGCGAAAAAGTTTCAAAAAGCAGGTAAGTTGGCAGCCAGTTTTGAGTTATGGCACAAGAACAAAGACACCGAAGGACACAAAGATGGAGAATATACTCTTAAAGACATCGAAATCTCTGGCGGAGCCCTCATATTTATTGAAAATGGTGAAGAACCAGCTTTTAAAGATGCCAAGTGTCTCGCAATTGGTAAGAAAGAATTAGAAGAAATTGTAGACCAAAAATGTCTTTGTTATGCTTCTAAACTTAAAGAAGGAGAAATTATCACCTGCAATGATGGTAAATGTGTTGTTATACCAGCCACCGAACCCATCGTTGAAAAAACAGCAACACTTGCTGACGTAAAACCTGAACAAGTAATCGCACCAATAGAAGAAATAGCTGACATCTTACCAGCATCAAAGATTAAATGCTCTAATTGTTCGGAAGAGTTGGAATTAACTTTAACACCAGAAATTTCTCAAGGACTTGTTAAATGTTCTAAATGTTTAGCTATAATTAACGGGCAAACTGGCGAAATGATTCACCCTCCTCAGATAAAAGATTTTAAACTTCTTTGTCAATGTTGCAATGTAAATAATTGGCTTATACTTTCTAATAAAGAAGATAAAGCTAAAATACGTTGCTTAAATTGCACAAAAGAATACGATATTGCCTTTAAACAAGAGAAATCAACTGAAAAACAAAAAGCAATAGCGAAACTTACATTCTTATATACAGGAACTGCTTATTGCCCTCAATGTAATAATGGCATTGTGTTTGAAGGTTCATCTAAACAAAAACAACGTGAATGCAAATGTTCGAAATGCGGACTTTCTTTCACTCACGATATAATTAAATCAAAGCAAAATAGAATTATAGCCTCTATTAAGGAAATGGAGGTTAAGCCTAAAGAAGAGTTAATAAAATCTAAGAAAGAAGGAGGAAAGACAATGGAGCCCAAGAAAGCTGAAAAAGCCGAAGAAAAGAAGGAAGTTAAAGTTGAAGATACTAAGATTGAAGTAAAGAAAGAAAAAGTAGAAACTACCGAACCAACTGCTAAAAAGCCCTCCGAAGAGACCGCTCCAAAAGCAGAAGAAACGGTGGTAAAACCTGCTGAAGTAAAGCCTAAAGTAGAAGTTAAGACTGAAGATAAGGTTGTAGTTGAAGAGAAAAAGATTGTTGATAAGGTTGAAGATAAAGTAGTGAAAGAAACTAAAGAAGTAGTTAAACCCATTTCAACCACTAAAACAGGAAAAGTGGTTAAAGATGATTCTGTTCTTGCTGATATAGAATATGAAAAGACGTTCGAGACAACTAAAGAAGATGTTAATGAATTAACTATTTCTAAAGTTGTTAAGTTTGCAAAGTTAAATGATAAGATAGCTACTCTTGAAACTGCTACAAAGAAAGGCGATTTAGCAAAGAAACTTACTTCTGAAGAAAGAAAATCTCTTTCAGATAAGCAGTATGCTATTGTTGTTACGATAAAAAATAAGAAAACTGGTAAAGAAAGAAAAGTTCGTAGATTTCCGTTAAATGATAAAGCACATATTAGAAGTGCTCTCGATAAACTTTCACAGCCAGAAACCCTTGTTACTCTTGAAAAGCTTGGAGCAGATGTTAAATCTATTCGTAGAAAAATAATTGCACAAGCAAAAAATATAGTTAAAACTTCTATTAGACAGAAACGCAAAGAAATAGTTGTCAATTTAGAAGAAAAATCTATACTTTATAAATCAGGAATTAATAAACTTGCAAAACAGCTTATAGAAGCGAAGAAACAGGTCAAACTATATGCGACAAGTGCGAAAACCATCATAACAAGACGTGAAGAGCTTGGCGAATATGCTAATGATACTACAGATGAAGATATTCTTAACGATGATAAATTTGAATTGGCTAAAGTAGAAAAAGAAAAGTCACTTCAGACTGCATCAGAAACTAAACTTGATGATATAGTTGGCGGAGCCAAGAAAGATGACGATTATTATGCTGGCGTTAGAAAACAAGTAAGAGAAGCAGCATTTGGTAAGAAAAATAAAAAAGAGTAATCTTAAAATGAAAACAAAAATCTGTCCAAAGTGCGAAAGGGAGAAGGAAGTTGTATATTTTTGCAAGGATAAATCTCGTAAAGATGGGTTTTATCCTCAATGTAAAGATTGTTGTAAAGAATATAAAGACTCACACAAAAAACTCACTAAGGAATACGCTAAACAATATTACCAACTTCACAAAGAAGAAAGAAAAGCGTATAACAAACTTTATAACGACTCGCATAAGACGGAAGGTAAAAAGTATAGCGAAATATATTATCAATCTCACAAAGTCGAACGAAATAAATATGAAAAAGATAGAAGAGATAACGACATAAATTACAAAATCGTTATTACGCTAAGAGGTCGATTAAGGCTTGCCTTAAAAAATAACAATAAAAAAGATAAAAAGTAATACACAAAGATATTATGTCAAAGATAAAGGCTGAAAAAAAGTTTTACAAATTCCCAATAAGGGAGAAACACAAAAATAAAAAATCCACAGCTAGAAATAGCTAA